TTCCGGTATTCAATTAGTTTTTCTGCGAAGGTCATGATTTTACACCACATAAAGGACAGTAGCTCATAGTCACATTCATTATACTGTTTGTCATTTTTTTATATGGAGATCCATCTACCTTAACCTCTCTATAAAAGTATTCAAATGGAATAATTACAGGTATTGTGGGAGGATTTTCACCAAAAAAGAATACTCTATTTTTCCATCTACCATCAAACTCTGTATGTTCTGGTAAAGTTTCCTTAATCTTTTCTACAATCTTCTCTTTAGTATCATCAAAACATTTACACATAATTTTATTCTCCTTAATAATCATTATATATCTATCCCTTATATTATGCAAACTATTCTTTCTATCTTTTCAATAAAAAAAGACTCCCGTTAAGGAGTCTTTCATAATAAAAGAATTCTTTCTTTGCTTTTCCTATTCCGAATAATCAGTAAAGATTTTATATTTCTTCTGATCCCATCGGAATTTCCGACATTCTTTGACCATCTCATTTTCGCCATAGAAAAGAGGAAGGTCTCTTTCGATATCTCTACATTCTTCAGCAAGAGAATTACAGGCAGTTTCAGGGAAATTCAGCATTTTTCTGTAAGCTTTCAATTTTCCCTGACTCATAGCAATGTCTCTGGGTTTATCAGCAACTTCAAGAAAATCTTTAATCTCTGCAATATTGCCCCGAATCGGTTTTACAAAGATCTCGATAAACTGATCCTCTTCAATGACTCTTTTGATTGAAAGAACACGGTCTCGAAGTCTGGTCAATTTTTCAATGACCTGATCTTCTTTTCTTTTTCGGAGTCTCTGTTCTTCTATTTCTGCCAAAGGTGCCTCATCAGGTAAATTCTCTCTGTTAATGTTAATCACATTTTCTTCTCTTTCTTCAGTTCGTCACTCACAATTCAATTCTCCTATATTTTTGTATATCCATCTTCGAAAGCTTCGGCTGGTGAATAAGATGTATAACCATCTTCATAGACGACATAATATCCTCCGACTTCGGGATTATGTTTCTCTTTCCACTCATCAGTTAGAAATTGTTTTCCCTGAATCTCTCCAAAAATCATTGTATGAGATCCGGTACCATCGCTTTCATGGCTCTCAATTTCTGTGATTTTTGCAGCTCTTACTTCCTTGTGACATTTGTACTTAGGAATTTCTACACTTGCATTCATTTTCATTCTCCTAAAAAAATATATTTATCCCTATACAGGGATTATTCACAATTTTATTTATAGTTTCATAAAATATTCATAATGAAGATGAAGACCACGAGATAAACCAGTATCTCCGATTCGTCCGATAACATCACCGGCTCTTACTTTCATTCCCTCTTGGATATAGGTTTCACTCATATGTCCATACCTTGACAGCCCGCCATTATGAAGTATTTCAATTAATCCACCATAGACAGAATGCCCTTTAAAATACCCATTAGGAGCCGGATAATGAAGCACCACAACACCGTCCTCCACCGCGTACACATTCATAGACTCTTCTGAATACATGTCCGTAGCGTAGTGTATAGAGTTCAATCCAGTTATAGGGGATATCCTCACACCTACTTCTGAAGTTATTATCGGATTGTCCACAGGATCGACTTTTATACTCTCCGTAATCGCTTCCGGTTTAACGATTGTTGGCTTATCATACCCGCCCATAGGTAAGGATACAGGGGCATTAATATAAATAGTTTCGGATTCAACTGGAATTACATAAACCCCGATTAATAGACCTAATGAAATAGATAGGATTATAATTCCTGATAGTATTGAAATCCTCACAGTTGTACTCCTCAAAATAATTGTAATTGTTCGCCTATTTTTATTTCAGTTTTTATTTCAATTTTTAATATTTTTGATAATTCAGATTTTAAATCTTCTGTTAATTTCCAATGATTCAGAATCTCTTTTATCGCTGTTTCCTTATATTTAGACCGGCCACAATTGCCAGCGCCATTCATAAATATAGACCAATTCCCATTTTGAATAAAAATATGTCCTTTTGAAAAATCGAATCTTTCCATATTAAAACGGGATCTCCGACCATGCTCTATTCACAATCCGATCATATCGGCCATCTTTCTTATATTCTATCATGTCCGGTTTACAGCTCGCAGTCATAGCAACACACAATTCCTCAAGATTCCCATACTTCATAATATCAACCCCGGACTCTTTTGCAATAATTCTTAAAGTCTCCATTCCCCGGTGTCCAGCATATCCGGAATGCATAACACACAGATATTCAGAAATAGGATTGTCACTGATCGCGGTCCCGTAATATTTTACCATCAACATTTCTATTCCGCTTTTTTTTGATACCTGTTTTGACCATGACCAGCTTCCAACCTCTAATTCTTTAGGTAGTAATCCCATTATATCATCATGGTGGAGTTTCCATTCTTTTAATTGTTTCTGGATATCGAAGACATTCCCGCAATCAGGACAAACCCGGCATTGAGCTGCAACAATAGAATCACATTCAGGACAAATCTTTGACGGTGGTATTCCCGGTTCATCTGATTTTCTTCCAGGGATCCGGACATCGGTAATCGGGCCGTGAACTTCAACGTTTCCACAAAAATCTAAAACAAGACATTCAGGTTTTACACTGGCAGCAATAGCGGACAATCTACCCTCTTTTGTTTCTAAATCAAAACCATCAGCATAAATAGGTCGGGTCCCTCGAAAGCAAATTTGAGAATACAAACCCGGAGAGGCGGTCGGTCTGATCATTGCAATACAATCGATTCCAGCGAAATCAAACCCGGTGGTTAAAATCCCCACGTTACATAGAAACCTTATTTTCTTCTCTTTAAAATCAATAATCTTATTATCTCTAATTGTGTCAGTATCTTTTGAAGTTACATAATCGGCGATTTCTCCAAATTCTTTCAAAAACTCAGTTATGTGTAAAGCGTGGTCTATGCTGACACAATATACTAAAACGCTTTCACGACCTTCAGAATAAGAAATCATTTCCCTTACTACTGATCGGTTAGAATCTTCAATGTCTATTTTCTCAGCAAGTTCTTTTTTGATATAATCTCCATCTCGACGATGCAACCCTTCAGTAGAAATTCTCTCTTTTGTATGTTTACTTTTAAGCTTACATAAATAACCATCATTCATGAGTTCTTCAACGGTTATAGGATCAATAATATCACTGAATAAAGCTGTATCACCTTCAGTAATTAGACCGGATCCCATTCGATAGGGAGAAGCCGAGAGCCCTATTATTCTCATGTCTGGATTTATTAAAGAAAGAGCACTCAATAATTTTCTATATCCACCGGTTTCTTTATCATTAACGGAATGCACTTCATCGATCATACAGATATCTATGTGACCAATTTCAACAGCTCTATTTCTTACAGATTGAATCCCGGCATAAAGAATCGGTTTTCCTATTTCTCTCTTTTTAAGACTGGCACTATAAATACCTAAAGGAGCATCAGGATAAACCAGTTTTAATTTTTCTGCATTCTGAGAAACCAATTCTTTAGAATGGACTAACATTAATATTCTTATATCTGGAAAATTCTTTATTGCATCACTTGAAATCATGGCAATTATAACAGACTTTCCAGCTCCACCAGGGAGATTTAAAACAGGGTTCCCCCCTTTATTCTGTCTTATCCATTCATATAATTCATTAACAGCATTAGTCTGGTAATATCTAGGTTTCATGAATATTACCAATAAGAGTAAAAAGAGATAAATCCAAATGCCAAATAGAACAAGGCTTAGAAGGTAATTCCCCAAAATAAGAGTTTTCCTGTTCAATTATTGAATAAGAAATACATCCTTTTTCTGAATCTATTACTATTTTTTCATAAGAATATTGAGGTATTTTTTCACCATCTGAAATTCTTATTTTATAGTCTGATTCTTTTAATAAAATATCACCTTCGAAAAGATGTGTTCCATCTTTATCTTTTCGATTAATATACTGTTCGGAGAGACCTACTTCTACCAAAGGATCTAGATTATCAATCCCTTCAATAGCTGTAAAGTATTCAAACCATTCACTATCGCTTTCAGGATGTTTACACCATGATCTATATGCATTTTCTTTCATATCAATAAATCTCCAAATCTTTAGAAAGGTCTAAAATTTCTTTTGATATCACCTTCTTGAATGCATCATCAATAAGATTTAATTGTTCTGGTTCTTTTACGGGTTCAGATTTTTCTTTTTTCTCCGCTCCTATTTCTTCCCTTCTTTTCCCCTCGGGAGTGCTTTTTACTTCGGCACCTTCAAATACAGATTTAACCAGACCAATTTTCCCTTCAAGAACTTCCAGGCTGCTAAAGCCCTCTTCACCATTAAGAACATTTTTCCCATCTATAATAAAACAAGCTGTTTTTTCTGTACTATCTTCCTCACTGACAGCCCATGGAATAAGATCAAAATGCAGCACGTGAGATCGACATCCTTCATGCTGGTATTCTAAAGGGATACTACCTTCATGCAATTCACAGTAAAATGTATTATTTCCCAATGCTGTAGAATGAGCACAAGTCCGACAGTTCACATTTTTTGTTTTATTTGTCTTATGACAAAAATCTTGACAATTCTTAGAGCAGAGTCGGCATTTAAAAAATGTCGGATCAGTTGATAATGGATGAGGCATTCTATCCGAAAGAGCGATTCTTTTAGCTCGGTCAATATATTTTTTGGAGACTTCTTTATCCAGTTTGATTCTCTCAGTGTAAATCTCATCAGTATTTTTATTAACTGCATAAAACAGAGCTCTTTTTATCCCGAGTCCATCCATATAAACCTGGCACTGAATAAAATATGTCGGATCGGATTTTTCGACCCCCTTGGATTTAAGGGTATTAAACCGCTTATCATTATAGGTTTTCATTTCAAGAAGATGTTCTGTATTTGGAGCTTCGGGGATACCACCCTTTATGATACCATCAATGGATCCCGATACATGAGAATTGAAATTGACTCTCTTCTGTTGATCAGTAACTTGAATTCCGATGTTTTTTAGATCGAGTATTATCTGATTCTCTTCGAGATGTCCCCGACGGAAAAGTCTTAATATTCTTCCAGGGAATTCGGGAGCTGCGCTCCACCTGAAATTTAACCATAAGTAGCGTTCACATTCATTACCGATAAGGGAGACACCCATGTGCGGTCTGGGCTGTTCTGGTTTTGATTCGTGGTATTTATCGATAAGGGAAGATATTGAATTGTCTATTGGGGTTTCTAGTTTCATTTTGAAACCTCGTGAATAGTTCCGATTCGTGTATAAAGAGACAAATCCAAATGCCATATTGATTCCGGTTTAGATGGTAATTCAGCAAAATAAGAGTTTTCCTGTTCAATTATCGAATAAGTAAAACAACCTCTTTCTTCTCCTATTACTATTTTTTCATAAGAATATTGAGGCATTTTTTCACCATCGGAAATTCTTATTTTATGATCGGATTCTTTTATCAGGATATCTCCCTTAAAAAGATAAGATCCATTTTTATCTTTCCGGTTAATATATTGCTCAAGACTTCCGATCTCAACCAACGGATCTTGATCTTCAATCCCATTTACAGCCGTAAAGTATTCGAACCATTCAGAATCACTTTCAGGATGTTTACACCACGACCTATATGCATTTTCATTCATAAAAATAATCTCCTTAAAATTATTTGATATGATCAGGGCAGGACTCGAACCTGCATGATATACCGATAACCAACCTATGTTTGGTACATAGTGCGTTCGCCCCAAAGGGCTACCAATTGCGCCACCTGATCAAATAACCAGGAGTGTGTTATTAGGGCACTCCTGATTGATATACATTGCTTGCATCGAGTCTGCCGACATCCTGAAAACATTACCTCCTTTTATTTTTTAATCCTACTACTACATTTTCATAAAAAAATTGTTTTATTTTTATATTTACCCATACGGGAAATTATTACTTCTTAGCCCATGGAGGATTATTCCCAGGGACACTCTCCACTACCGGGCCACTTCCCGCAGCTTTAGGCAATTGACTTCCCGAAATAGCTTCATACTCTTTGACCTCATTCTGAGCGTCGTACTGTTCAGTTTTAGGTCTGACCTTAAGTTTTATCTTAAGATTTGCACCTACCAGCTGATCAGTGTCTGTCAATCTCTGTAGGCCGGTAGCTCTCATGAGCTGCCCGAGAAAATACCGGGATGTTTTTTCTTTCTCTGCATCCTGGTTAGATACTCCACACATTCCGAAAACCACTCTGCCCTGATGAGTTGGTCCCAGGATTGAATATTTAATATTCATATAAGTACTGGTCCCAGCATTCGAAGGTTTCAGCTCTACACTTTCAATACTTGCCTGATACCATCCAGCCGGCAGTGGTGTGAATGCCGATTCCGTTGGTATGTCTGCTACATTAATATCTTGTCCTAGATTCATTTTTTACTCTCCTCTTCTGGTAATTCTTGATTTAGCTTAATAGCTTTTTGCAATCCCTCATGAGCTTCAATATCTTCATCTTCAATATATTCAAGCTCCCAATTGTCTTTTCCACAATGCTCATCGTAATGTTCATGCTTCCAATCTGAAGTAAATCCCATATCATGTTTAACAAACCCTTCATGAGAACAAAGGTGTCCAGCTAAAGAATTTCCATCTTCACATAATGCAACAGGATGAACTCCCATAGAATTACTTCCATTTATGAATACATAGATTTTTTTCACCCTTCAAACCTCCAAGCGTTCAATCTTAAACGATGCCCGTCCCGGAGTGCTTGTTATTGCATCCAACAGCGGATCAGTAATACTTTTATCCGCAGCTTTCCAATCTTTGGAATTAATCTCCGGTTTCCATCGGAAAAGACTCGATAAATGCTCAGTCAATCCCGCCTCAGTTGCCAGCTCCTGAAGAAGATCAGCATTGATCTTTTTATTAACACGGGTAGTTATTACAACAGAATATCCCGCTGTGTCCGGATCTTCAGAGAGGATCTGGTCTTCAATTTCCCTTCTCAGATCAGTTAAAAGTTTCTCCGCTGCTTTCGCGTCAATCCACTTCTGGTATAGATTCCCCTCAGACATCAATTACCTCCTCTTTCTGTACTTCCTCTTTAGCGCTCTTTGAAGAACCTCCCAGTTTCCCGATAATCGCGCCAAGGTCGGGGAGCTCATAAGCTTCTAACTGAACCCCGCGAGCCTTCGCCATCCATAGGCCATCATTTTCAGTCTGAAGAAACCTCTGAGTTTTCCCCTCTTCATCTTTCTCCGCTCTCATTGCGAACACATGATCGAAGAAATAAGGAAGAGCTTGTCCAAGTTTGTTTCCAGGCATCGAAGGGTAATACAATAAACGACCCTGTTCGTCGGTTGCCTTCTCCAGTTTTGCAGTCATGTAAACATTCTTCCCGGGAAGATCGCGGAACGCTCTGATAAGATCTGTCAATTTTTCCTGAGTCGCACCGTATGCCTGCCGGGGATCTTTAGCGATTTTTTTCTCTGCAGACAAAACAACCTCTGCAATTTCAGAAATTGAGTCGATTGCTACAGAATCAAATCCGGTTGCCTCATCACTTGTAATCCACTGATAAGCTTCATATAGATCATCTATTGTCCCGATCTCTATAAAAGGGATCTCTTCATCAGATAAAGACAATAGCCCCGACTCAGCCGACAGTATCACCGGATTCGGTAATGTTTTAATCAGGGTAGTCTTCCCCGATCCAGACGCACCATAAACAAGCACTTTAGCGCCATTCATGTGAACGTCTTTAGTACTCTTTAATTGAATACTCATAAATATGTTCTCCTTCAGCCAGTCAGATTTTTTCTTGTCGGCTTATACTTGACATATTAGTATGATAAGTTTAACATGTCAATAGGAGGAAACAAAAATTATGTTAACAATTGAAGAAATAAGAGAATTGCTCTCTGATCGAAATATTTTAAAAGTTTCTGAAAAAACCGGGATTCACCACAATACGCTATATAAGCTGGTGCGAGGAGAAACAGACCCCAGATATAGTATACTGAAAAAACTGTCTGATTATCTTGAGAAGAATTGATTATGGCTGCTGGAAATTTAGAACCGTTTTTTGGACTTGGTGGGTTTAGTACAGATAGTGATGCAGATCAGAGATCAGTTGAAGAACAAGTAAAAGATGCTATTCGTGATTTTGGATGGCCTGCTCCTCCTGTTGTTTTGATTGATGGAGAAGTTCATCGGTTCCCATTGAAAGGGAAAAATGATGATGTTGGCTGGTATAGGATTTATCCCGATGCTCTTGTCCCTGCTGGATATATAGGAGACTGGAGACAGGGAGGGGAAGGCTTTTCATTCCGTGCAAATATAGGGAGGCCTATTTCTATAGCTGAAGAGATGGCTATAAAGGTTAGACAAGAAAAAGCCAAAAAAATAAGAAAGGAAGAACAGGAAGAAGCATGGGAAGAAGCATCCAAAGATGCTATAGCTTTATGGAATTCTTGTGGTTCAGCTGATTCTACCACCGGATACTGTGCAAAAAAGGGATTATCGGGAGCTTATAAGACTAGGGTTTCTGCTTCTGGTAGTTTAATAGTTCCCGGGTTTAATGAAGATGGAGAGATTTCTACTATTCAGACAATACCCACGAATGGAAAAAAGATGTTCTTTAAAAACGCCAAAGCCGGGGGATGTTTTTATCCAATAGGGGAATTAAAAGAAAAGGTATATATTGCGGAAGGATTCGCTACAGCTGCCACTATTTACGAGGAAACTGGAGAGTTATCTATAATGGCATTTGGAGCCGGTAATATCCCAAAAGTAGCAAAGATAATGCGTAACAAATACCCGGACAAATCAATAATAATTGTTGCTGATAATGATTCTCTTAAAACTAATACTGGAGAAAAGAAGGCCAGAGAAGCCGCAGAGCAATCAGGATGCTCTGTAATTATGCCACCGGAACCAGGGGATATAAATGATTATAGGGAATCAGGCGGTGATGTTAAATCTTTATTGTTTTCTTCAAGCTTGATAAAAGAACTTGATGTTTCTTTTATCGATGAACTATCAGAAGAATACGAACCACCGGACGAATTAATACAAAATCTTTTAGTCAAGAAAACCGTATCAGTAGTTTATGGTGACTCTAATAGCGGTAAAACATTTTTCTGTTTATCCCTTGCCAGGGACGTTTCGGAGGGTTGGGACTGTTACGGTAGGAAAACAGAGAAAGGACTAGTTCTTTATATTGCCACCGAAGCCCCAGGATCTATAAAGATGAGATTACAGGCTATGAAAAAACATCATAATTATCATTTTAAAAATATCGCTGTAGTTAAAAAACCAATAAATCTATATCAAAATCAAACTGATCATATAAAAATAATAGAGCTAGTGACTGAAGTAGAAAAGAAGAGAGGTCAGAAAGTCAACTTTATAATAGCCGATACTCTGGCTCAAATATCAGCCGGAGCAGATGAAAATGGTGTAAAGGATATGAGTCCTATTATGCAGAAATTCTCTTTAATCTCAGAAATGACTAATACTTCAGTACTGGTGATTCATCATTCGGGTAAAGATAAATCAAAAGGTGCAAGGGGATCATCGTCTATCTATGCTCATGTCAACACTGAAATAAAAGTATCAGATAATGGAAAGTATAAAACCGCAGAAATTACAAAAGAAAGAGAGCTCGGGAGCAAGGGAGATAAAATCAACTATAAGCTTGAAATCATAGAAATGGGACTCGGTAAGTTTAAGAATAAGCAAAGCACATGCGTAGCAATACACGACACTGAAGAGCACAAACCAGAGCTACCAACAAAAATAATCGAGGACATGCAATACCTTGAAGGGGCATGGTTATGCTCTGGAATGGAACATGATGAAAATAGTAATTTCCCTTATATTACAAGTTCGGCATGGAAGACTTTTTTAGTAGATAACGGAATCGTAAAGAATGAAAATGCAGGTTCTCAGGCAGTAAAAAAGAGTGGAAAAGGAATGGCCACAAGGTTTATTGAGAAAAATATCATACGACCTTTTAATAACGGATATCTGATAATTGAGGATGAATTTTCAACTAAATTGATGCTATGTAGAAAAAGTAGAATTTAGGTAGAATCTACAAATTCTACTTTTGATCAAATCGAGGGGTTTTAAGTAGAATTAGTAGAAAAGCGTATACGCTTCTACCTATTCTACCTCCGAAGATGGCTTTAAATTGACTTAGAAAAATATTAAAGAATAGGGAGAAATGTAGAAAATGAAAAAAGCAAAAACATATCAAGGGAATCTGCCCGATCTATTAGAATATAAATTGATAGGAGAAGTAGAAGTTCAAGATAGTTGGATTATATTTTTTAAAGAAGGAGCAGGGAATTTAATAAATATAAAAATAGTATTGAAAAATGGAAGATTAAGAAAAGCAAATTACTGGACTACTTTTAATAAAGACAGCGGAATATTCTTTAATAACAAAGATTTAATTTTAATAAAAGAACATGAATCTGAACTTCTATTTTCATCTTTAATCCAATTGCGAAAATTCTTTAATATAGATAATTCTAAAATTATAAATATTTATGATTATGTCGAGTCAATTAAAACTCCTGTTGAATATGAAATGTATTTAAAAGAAAAGAAAATGTCGAAAGAAAAAACGAAAGAATCTATGAATAAGATTTTAGAAGATATGAGGAAAAATCAAACTCATGGGTAGAAACGACGAAATTCTCATTCAATGTGACATAATCAAATACCTCCAAAGCAAAGATATATATGCGGTGTATGTTCCAAATGAACTCGGTGGTAAAAATGCAGTGAGAACAATGCAAGCCATAACCGCAGGATTAAAGCCAGGGTTTTCCGACCTCATAGTCTTCCTCCCGATGCAAACGAAACCAGATAAGATAATATTCGTTGAAGTTAAGAGTCCTAAAAAATGGATCCAAAGCACTAATCAGAAAAAGTTTGAGAAAAAAATGCATTCATTCGGATATGATTATCACCTGGTTTTCTCGGTGGATGATATGCAGAAAATAGTCGAGAACCATGTAGCACAGCATTGGTTTTAATATGTTAGATAGTTTAAAACTAAAGTAATACTCGATGATTACAATTTCCGCTCAAAAACGAGAGCATTTCCGAAATCATTTTCTTACCATATCTTTTCGTTATTTCTTTGAATATGGTTGACTAGTTACCATATGGGAAGTATAATAGATTAAGAGTTAAGGAGAAGATTATGAATAAAGTTACTGGAATTACTGCAGCGGAATATCTTGAGATCAGAAAAGTCGGGATTGAATCTTCAATGATGGTTTGGGGACAGCTTCGTGGTGGGTTTTCTTATCAAGGTGACTTTTATTATATCGGGAAAACTTGTTTCAAAGTTTCAGCAATGTAGAGGAAAGGGGAAAAATTATGACAAATACGAAATGCAAATTTTACAGAACTTCAGAATGTCCAGAAGAAGAAGAACCATTGATCATTTGTGATCTGTGTAAAAAATGTGAGGAGACAACTCCGGAGAAGAAATTCGAGTCATTCTGCAAAGACAACGATCTTGAATATGATTTTTCAACTATAGCCGGATACTACAGAAAAAGTGAAACTCTTAAGGCATTCTCTATTTTTAAATGGGCGCCAAAGGAAAGGAAATGAGTAAAGACAGAAAGCCGATAGAAGCAAAAAACGATAAAGTGAAATACGGTTATGATAAAATCCTGGGAATGATGGATGGCTTTAATGCTCCTGATTCAATGCCTAGATTCACAAGAGCTGAATACACCACAGAGCTTGAGAAGAATCTAAGAGAATTTAAAAACATGCATAAAGAGGACATAATAAGAGTAAGAACTTTGAACGAAATGAACAGAAAACTTGAGAAGAATCTTAAAATTGCTGTTGATGCTTTGGAGATTGTAGCTGAAGAAACAGGACATAGAGAAGTTGTACTAGTTCTCAAACAGCTTGAAGGAGATCAGAATGAAGTGTAAATTAGTAAGATGTTCCCTAAATGACAACGGGATGTGTATCTCAGAGAATACAGTCCAATGCAAAAGTATTCCTGATCAATTTGAAGATTTCAGTAGAACAGGCGAAGAGCCAGAACAGCATAAATGTCTATCATGCCCAAATATAATAACAGATGGTGATTACTGCTTACAGTGTAGTGATACTCCTGATGGAAGACAGCCAGAAGTAACATCAAAATCAGTACAAAAACGATTAGCTGTTCAGCAGTCTACCAGTGATGAGAGAAGAGAGTCTTTTTTTATACTATTTCCATTCCATTCAAATGCTATAGTGTTTGATAAACAGCAGGATTGTTTCAAAGGGGATTCAGCTACAACACCTATACAACTTATAGATATATGGAATAGTAGATATCAAATTTTCAAATCAGCCTACACCACAGCCACCCAAAAAGCTCATGAAGAGATTGAACAATGGAAAATGGATTATGCGAAACTAAAAGAGTACAGTGAACAACTAGAACAACAGATAGAGGATATGAAATGACACCCGAACAGATAATCGCGACCAGAAATAAAACCGGGCTAAACCAGAAAGAATTTTGTGAGAAATATAATTTCTCCGTCTCCACTTTCCGTAAATGGGAAAAGGGAGATAATCCTCCCGGTAAAACTTCAGTCAAAAGATTAGAGAATATCCATCTCTCATTATCTAATTCTGATTCCTTCGATTTCAATATGGAACTGGATATGGATGATTTTAATATGGATTTTGATTTCGGGGAAGGGTTGGATACCAGGTATATGAAACCGAAGATAGAACCGGATATTAAAGAAGAATTTCTCCAATACTCGAAGGCTAAAAAACTCGCTGATGATATCGAGATTACTCTCGGGTCCCGACATTATGTTTTTGTAAATGGAAAATTCTATTTCGGAGATTTCATCGAAGCACTTATCGTGGGGAAAGATTACAGGGTAAAAACCTTAACGATTTCTACATTATCCATGAATGAGAATAATATCGATTCACTGGCCAACGTTATGAACGGTGGATACTGTGATAAATTAAATCTTCTTATCTCTACATATTTTTACTCTCACGAAAAACATAACCTTGTCCCGTATCTATACCAGGAACTCGACAAAGACAACCGGTTTCAGTTGGTGGTTTGTCGGTCTCATTGTAAAATAGCCCTAATAGAGTTATACTCAGGGGAGAAGATAGTGATACATGGTTCTGCAAATCTTCGGAGCTCCGGGAACGTTGAGCAGCTTATGATTGAAGAAAGTCCGGATTTGTATGATTTCAATTATGAATATCAACGTACCATGATCGACCGGTACAAGACTATTGATTATGAGGTGTAGATATGGCAGCAAGCGGAAAAGATAGAAAGAGTAAAAAAGCCGGACAGGAAAAGCGAGTCCAGCAAAGAAGCGCTATACTGCAAAAAGAGGTTCAGGAAGCACAAGAACTCGACCGACTTCGAGCGAAATATTTTAGAGGTAAGTTATGGCATTGAAAAAAGACGGGACAGAATCAAACTCGGGGAAAATCGGCGGGAATCCTCATCCGAGTAATCAGTTCTCGAAAGATTATCAACCAGACCCAGGGAAAGTAGGTCGGAAGAAATCGAAGATAAAAGCGTTCGCTATAGAGTCTGACCTCTCTGCTGCAGATGTAAGAAATCTGATTAAAATGGTATTCGATAAAACCGAAACTGAATTAATGGAGATAGGTAAAGATAAAACTAAACCAATGTTACTCCGGGCGTTCGTCAAAGCGTTTGCTGATGATGTCAAATATGGGAAACTGAATAATATCAATTCCCTATTAGATCGAGCCGGATTCAAAGTAGCTGATAAAAAGGAAATTTCCGGACATCTTGGAATCGCAGGGATTGAATTGAGCGAAGAGGATAATGAGAAATTCAAGAATAATCTTCTCAGTGTATTTCCTAATCTTGAAAACGAATAGAGAATAGACTATGATTATGTTATCAGTTTGACCACTGATTGATTATAAAACGTAAATAATCTTTAATTAGATTATAATTCCCGATGAGAGCATATGGTGAATAGAAAAAACTTTATACGTTTATTTTTCTATTCGGTCAACCTGTGTTTTCGTCGGGTTTTTTATTTGGGGGGATATTATGAATAAAGCATGGAAAGATTCTCTTGATGCATGGTTATCTGTACCAGAATTTAAACAAACTCTTATCGATCTCGGGTGGACTCCTCCGGAAGATACCGAAAAACTTAAAGATAGAATTGATGAACTTCAAGCAACATTGTTACAGAGCCTTGAAGGGAAAAAAGAAAAACCAATAAAAAGATCTTTTATCATATGACCAAGCAAGAAAAATACCTTCACGATAATCATCATATATTCTGGATTGCCTCAAAATTCCACAAAACCCATAAAAACCAGATGTTGGATTTTGTCAATTATCCTTATCAAAAGGAAATATATCTCGATGAGTCCGGGAAAGATATCATGAAGTCAACACAGTCGGGATTATCAGAATGGTTGTCTGTTCTTGATTTTGCCCTTGCATCTTCAGGAAAACAGGTGTTCCATGTTCTCCCTGATGAGAATCTCAGGAATAGATTCGTAAAAAACAGGTTTAATAAATCAGTTGAATATTCAGATTACTACAGAACTCTAGTGAGAGATTCAACAATAAAGGGGTCTGATGCTGTATCCCTGAAGATAATTAAAAATGGTTCGATTGCTTTCGTCGGTTCCAACTCAACTGCAGGGTTCACTGAATTCCCCGCCGATGTATATATCATCGATGAGAAAAACGAGTGTGATCAGGATAACATCGAAATGGCAGTCGAGAGAATTTCCAACTCAGACGACCGGAGATACTGGAATGTTTCCAACCCGACTATTTTAAAATACGGAATACATCTTGACTGGCTTGAATCTTCTCAGACCTTATGGAATATAAAAGCCGATTGCGGGCACTATATTCAACCAGACCCGTTCAAGCATTTACTCAGACAAGTTGATGAAAAGGAATATGTCATCCGGGATGAGGACTATGACTGGGATTCTGACAGAGATATAAATCTTATCTGTGACCAATGCGGGAAACCAGTACATAGAAGGGGTGATGGTCTATGGGCACCGACTTTCAAGGACAAGAGAACCGGGCTGCAGATCAATAAATTGTTTACAACAAAAGTTACTTTGAGAGAAATCGTCGACAGATTCAACAAAGGTCTAATGAATGACACAACCATGCAACGTGTTTATAATGCTGACTTCGGTCTCCCATATACGGCTGAAGGTGCGAACATTTCAGAGACCGCGCTTTCCAGATGCGTGAATGATTTCTTCACTGATGAATTTTATACTGATTCCGCTTGTGTTGCCGGGCTCGACGTTGGAACAATGATTCATGTAAAGATTTCTAGCTTGACTGATTCTGGAGAACTTCGAACCAGGTTTATCGGTTCGGTTCAGTCTGAAGAGGAAGTCAATCAATTATTTGAGCGATACAATATAGTCGCCGGAGTGATAGACGCTCTCCCGGAAACCAGGATGTCAAAAAGGCTTTGCGCCAAACATCCGGGATTATTCCGCTGTTTCTATGGTCGGGGGAAAGAAGACCGGGTGAACATGGAAGAGAAGACCATCACAGTGGATCGTACTTCAGCATTGGACAATGTGAAAGAATCAATACTACTTAGAAAGACACTCCTCCCGAAAAATGCGAAAGAGATCCCCGAGTATTATGATCATATGATGGCCAGCACCAGAATCTATGATGAAAAACGAAATGAATATGTATGGGTCGAGACCGGCCCGGATCATTTGTTCCATGCTTCAGCTTATGAGTTGATAGCTCGAAATCTGTTGATTAGGTTGGCGGGAGCTTGAGTAAAAGCGTAAAAGCTTAAAATCTCTTTAAACTCCTTGCAATCTCTTTAATTGTGTTGTATTCTTTTGGTAAAGGAGAATATTAAATATGAGAGAGAAGTTAAAAAGTTATCCTGCCAAACCTTATTTTGATGAAGAGGTTATTATTGTTTCTGAAGTTAGATCATTGGAAGAAGATTACAGAATTGCGATTGATGCCTTGAAAGATGTTTTTTCGTATAAAGATAAAGTAAGCGATTGCATAGAAGCTCATGATTTTATTGTAAAAATGGATCAGATGTTAGTAATCGTCAGAGACGCTATTGAAAATCTACAGGAGTCCTAAATGTACCAAACAATAAAAGAATACGCAAAAGCGAACGGGTTAACGGTTCAAGGGGTACACCACAGGATTAAAAAACAGACGATCACCCCCGACCGTATCCGAAAAAACGATGCCGGAAGAATTGAGATTAAGGTCAGGGAGGATTGAGGGATGGAAGAAATTGTAAAATGTGTAGAGTGTGGAAGCCTTGGAATATATATACATCATAATTTTACTGCTTCATTTTGTGTGTGCGATAATTGCCGGATTTCATATAAACCTAAAGCTAGCACAGAGCTAGCCGTCCACAATTGGAATAAAATTAATATAGAAAAGCATATAATTAGAATCCAAAAATGCTCCATGTCTGACATACAGCGAACTTTTAACCTTAACTACCCGAGTGCTAGAACATACATCGATGAAATTGAAAGAGATAATTGTGTAATTTCCGATGGATTAACAAGCGATGTCAATTATCACATTAAATAATATCTTAGGTTAACCCCGCTAGCCCTACACCCGTAGGGCTTTTTCTATTCTCTAAGCACCCAATAGTGACAACTTCCCTTTTATCGTCTATATTTAATAGTTAGAGGGTTATATGTCAGAAGATACCAATACCAAAGTAGAAAAAGCTTATCTTGCCGAATCAGGTGATACTTTCCAGGGTGCACCATCGGGACCGAATCCACACACTAGCCCGGACGATCGGGGATTAAATATTTACAATGTCAGTCAGTTACAGGGTGTAACAGGTCGAGCCCAAAGCGGGAACTATTTAACCGGGACAGTTCAGCGCCCGTTATTTGCGCTTTCCATTGCAGATAGAATCGAGATGTTTAAACGGTCAACTATGCTGCAGGGTGTTCTTACTTCCAGAGCTAAAAGAATCTCATCTTTAAAATGGACCATAACGAAAAAAAACAAAGATATTGAAAAACTGATTATCCAAGCCAAAGAGCTGAAAGAAGTTTATGATGAATTTTCCGACCTTGATGTCAAATCTATGACAATCAGATTTCAGATAAAATCAAAACTTCAAGCTATTATTCCGGGATTGAAAGATGATCTTTCCAATTTTTCAGGAGCGCTCAGAAGATATAAAAAGCAGAATGAGAGATCAGACAAAGGTGAAAATGATATAATTTCCGAATGGATTAAACAACCGTCTCTCGGTGTTACCTTCTCTGACTTCCTTCATAAAACAACAGTTGACTTGATGTTACATGGATCAGCCGGAATCTATAAAGAATCTAATCCCGAGCAGCAGATAGAGAATTTCTACATTCTTCCGGGCGGGACAATTTTCCCATACCGTCAAACTCATGTCGGCGGGCCTGAAATGTATTTTCAGATAATTCCATCGTTAGAATCAAAAGCATATTTCGCGAATGAGATTTCTTATATCAGATATGTTCCGGTATCCTGGCAGACAATGGGAGAGGTTCCGGTCGAAGCTCTGATCAATAAAGTTGCTGAATCTCTCTTGTTCGATAAAAGAGCAGCGGATCAGGCCGACGGGACAAGACCTCCTGAGAAACTTATTGCATTCGGAAAAGATCCCGCACCAATGGGAAATCTTACAGATACACTTTTTGATCAGTCCATGCCGAAAGCAGAACAGAAACGAATAGAAACCGCCCTAAATACAGCCAGACAGGAAGCGATTAAAACAATATCCGGAGTCGGAAATCCAACAGTAATCGACTTGACCAGATCGGATACTTTCACCGCTCAACAGGCTAGACAGGACAAACTCCTCCGGGATGTTGCCCTTATTTTCAATATGACAAATATGGAAATCAATCTTGCAGGTGGTGAGTTTACCTCCGGAAAAGAAACCTCAGATATTCAGAAAGATATTGAACAGGAAAAAGGGATTGGTCCTATTCTGAAAATGATCGAGCATCTTATGAATAGAGATATTCTTCCCTATCGTTTCGGTTATGATTACGAGTTTAAATTCGACGTTGGATTATCTGAGCAGGAGCAAGTTCAGCTTGAACAGCAGAAAATCAACACTGGAACATATTCAACAAATGAGTTGAGAGAAGCCAGAGGAGACGATGTCTATCCAGAAGAAGAATATGAAAGACCCTCAGCAATGGGAGCAAAAGCCCCGGACGGTTCGGCAGTTAATCCAATTAATATGACTGGTGAGGTAAGAACTCTATAATGGCTGCAAAAATAACCGACAGCAAAATAACCCAGCCTCAATTCGATAAAATGACCACACCATTAGAACAGGATTTATTTGCATATTTCAAAGTTTTAGAAGAACTTATCATGTCGGAAACTTTTGACGATGAGAAAACTCCAGAGCAGTTGATAGATGATATAACCGGATTTTTATCTCCACAAGGGGAGACGGGCGCTATTATAATTGAGAAAAGCAAGAGATCGATTATGTTAAATAAAATTAATGAAAATATGTTAGAATTAGTTAGACGGAGGAATATATGAAATCAGTTTACAACAATTTTAGAGATGTACAGAAAAATCTTGCAGGCGTACACGATGCACTACAGAAAACCGGAGCGACTACCACGACCGGAGAACATAGCCACAGTTATTTAATCGACCGTGACGGGAACGGTGCCACCACTGGAATGATCGGGAATAGTGCTGTTGAGCATATTCATGATATTAAAAATTATGAAGTACAGCCCGCCCAAGATCATATTCATATGGTGATATAATGCCTAAGCAAATATGCAAAAAATGTCGTAAAGAAAGAATATTAAAAGATAATTACTTAATGTGTAATTGTGAAAGAATATATATGCCAAAGCCTCCAGCACCTTTGACAGCGCCCCCAAGAAAGAGGCTTTAATGGCAAAAATCTATCTTAATCGGTTAGCGAAAAAATACGGAGTTGATCCCCGTAATGTCTCAGGTGAAAATTATCAGATTCTCATGAATCAGATTCTTGCCCGTAATACTAAAAATATTACAGAGGCCACTGCTAAACTGACCGATGAGCACTGGACGAAATCTTTATCCAGAGTATCGACAAAAGAGAAAAGATTTATTCTTCCTGATGTCTCTGAAGTTCTACCCACAAATGCGGTATACATAAAAAAGACTGCAGATCAGGGACAGTTAATAACCAACTCTTTAAGGACTAAACTTTCAGAGGATCTTCAACAAACTCTTTTAGAGTTCAGAACCGCAAAAACAGATGAGCCCGCATTCCTCCGGAGACGTGGTGCAAAGGCCGGGACTATCAATCCTGAATTAATAGATATTTTCCAGGCTAAGATAAAAGAGACTTTCAACGAATATACAAAAATAGATCCCCGCTTCGGTATCCCTACCAATATAAAAACCATTGCAGTGACCGAGGCCAGATCCGCAATTAATGACATCAAAGATGCATATACTAAAGACATGCTTTCCAAAAATCCTGATATGAGAATGAGGAAAAAGTGGAGACAAAACAAGTCACTATCAATAAAGCCAAGGAAGGGACATAATGAAGTTAATGGACAGATTATAGATTTTAATGAAAAATTTATCGTTCCGTTATATAATCATAAGGGAGAGATCATAGATAATACTCCGATGAGTAGGCCACATGATCCAGAAGCGCGCAAAGAGCAAAATATTAATTGCAATTGCGACATAGAACATTTTGCAGAAATAAAAGAGGCATTATGAATAAAGAAACAGGTATAGAAAACGAAACTAGACATATTAGTTTTAGATTTCAACCGTTTGGTTTTGAGCATGGGAATCATGCTGTAGAAAAAGATGAAGGTGGACGAAAGAGAAGATATCTGACAGGTATTTCCTCTGGAATTAGAAAAGACCTTCACGGCGAACATATGACTGAAGCTTGCATCAAATCTTTTCATGAACAAGCCGAATCCGGGGATATCCTTCTGTACGAAGGGCAACACGGTGTCAATTTCATTGATGATCTTGGCTTATTGGCTCATTCCGAAATAACTCCGACTGGAGATTGGTACACCGAATTTCGTCTTTATGATGAATTAGATGGAATAGGCCCGGTTAAACTTGAGAGAGCCGATGATCTATGGAAGCAAACCAAAGGTTTACCTCCATATAAAAAAGCGAAACAGAAAGGTTTTTCTATTGAGGGAGAAATTCCGGATAATGGTATTTTAACAATGGACGGAACAGGGAAACGTGTTATGAATGCTGTTCAACTTGACGGAGTTGTCGTCGTTCCCCGCCCGGCCTATAAAGATTCTGTTGCGACTTCTGTTTATAAAGCCCTGGGAATAGTTCCCCCCGAAGTGGCTGAAAAAATTCATAAGGATCTCAGTCAGAGATTGCATGAAAAATTGGACCAGGCCGAAATGAGTAATTCTTTCTATCAGAAAAAATACATGATAGAAGATGAACTCGACCAGGCCATACATGAATTAGTTTCTAATGACAGACATGGGACTTCTAAAGAGAAGCTTCAAATTCTGTATCAAGAATATAGCGATTTGATGGTAAATCTTATCCTTCAGAATGAAGGCATTTTCAAAAATACGAATCCCTCACCTGATGGTGGTGGTGAAGTTTACCAGGATTCCAACCATTTACGTGCTCTGTTAGGGCTTGAGTCGATGGTGGAAAAACTCGTGAAAATGCGTGGAGGAAACGATGAGCGCAGTTAATAAAAAGAATCAGGTTAGTAAAGTTCAGAAAATGGCACCTGAAGAAATTACAATTTTAGAGAACATCGGAACTATGATTTCTCAGCTCATGGCTGGCGGGAACATGAATCCGGTAGAAGATGAAGTCATGATGTCTGGAGACAATGAAGAAGATGATGTCGCGAAAGCTAAGGATGACGAAGAGGACGAAGTGAAAAAAGAAAACAACGGGCCTACTGCCAATCCTTCTACAAAAGCTGAAGACAGAGTTGAAGATCCAACGCTCAACAATGAGTTGAATGAATCTGAAGTCGGAAAAGCAGCTCTCGCAGCTCTTATGAACCTTGTTCAGAAATCTTCCCAGCCTAAAAAAGTCCAGAAATCAGCAGCTCCCAAAGGGACAGACGCTCTTATCATGAACGCTCTTTCTGAAATGACCTCAGTAATGAAGTCAATTTCCGATAAACAGGGTCAGACTGATCTTGCTATGAGTAATATCCTTGATGGAATCGGATTCACTGATCAGATGGCCGAGCAGATGGTACAGAAATCAGCTCCAAAACATACACCTGTACAGAATACTGATTCTGCTATGATCATGAATGCGTTTATGGAAGTTCTGAAAAATGCGGGTGGAAATTCCGTTAATCAGACTCCACAGACAAACAATTTTAGTGTAAAGAAAGATCAGCATAGTGAACTTGCTGGAGCTATCGGAACACTTTTGAAAAAAAGAAACTAGGAGTAAATAAATGAATGTTACTACTTTTAATAAACTATTCGGTACCCCCGAATCAAAAAGCCTGATTCAGAAAGCTTTTAGCTCTGCATCAGGTGTTGGTGGGGCATTAGTACCCGAACATTTGGAAGAGGTTATCACTAACACACTTGTGAGACTTGTTCCTGAATTGGCTATTCCGGTTCTCAAATTTGATAACCAGAAATTCCATGAGTTTAATAGACTCATTTCTCTTCCCGGACCTGGTTCTGCCATGGGTGAAAACTCAGTGACACCAACTCGAAACAGTTCTGTTCAGAGAGCTTCTGTTGAACTGAAAGTTCTGAAAAGAAAAGGTGCTGTTACTGGATTCTTGCAGGATGCAGCAGCCAATTATATGGATGCCCAGGCTTTCGAGATGGAAACCCATCTTCAGTCATTCGGAAATGACATGAGAACTTATATTCTCTACGGTAACAAAGCAGCCGATCCGTATACTTTCGACGGTCTCGATACTTTTATCGCGACATATAGAAAAAATACTGTCGCAGCTGGTGCGGTTCCTGGTTCCCTTGCCGTTCTTGATGATATTATTGACCATAACATGAGGAAAAACGGTTCTTCTCATCGTCGTGTATTCGAGATGTCTCCTGAAATGCTTTCCGTATTCTCAAGACTTTATACTCAGGTTAGAGATAATAGAGAAGCGATCAGAGGAACATCCGTTGTTGAAGTTGATGGTGGTTGGAGATTACAGACTTATAGAGATATTCCAATTGTTGAAACTACAGCAACAAGACCAGTGAAACAGACTGGAACTGTAACAATCGGAACTGCTACAAGTGGTGGAACTATCGCAGCTGATGATTATTTCTTCAAAGTTGCAGCAGTCACATGGGATGGAGAGCAGAGAGCGTACACAGAACTTACTCAGACCACAACTGGCTCAGCTTCAACAATTACATTGACTCTTACTGAAGATGCAGACGCTATGTTCTACAAAGTTTATGCAGCCGATACAACTGACACAGAAGTTCTTGTCGCTGTTGTTGCTGGATATACTTATGATGGTGATGGAACAAAAACAGGGAATACTACTTCAATAGTTTTCACTACTGATCCCCTTACACCTGATGCTACAGTTCCTGTACATATGCAGGCTGATATTCCTCTTGAGGGAACTGCCCTGAATCCTATGGAAGTTATTTTCTTCTGGGACTTGGATGAATTCCAGGGAATGGGTAAACTGGCTTATACAAATAGTGCCGGTTCTCGTTATGAGGGACTTGCTACAGTTAAGCCTCTGGCTGAAACTGACGACTTTGTACCGTTCCTGGTTAAATCTTATCCGGCTCTGATTGATGCTTTCGAGGCGACAAGTGGAATCGTGAGAGGATACAAAACCGCGTAGGAGGTGGTGAGTAATGGGAGTTAAAACGTCAAGCGATCTTTTGAAAAGAAAAGATCCTAATACTGGTGTTGTAAATAGAGGATCGAAACCAGATTTCAGGAATCATCCTGATCATATCATAGTGTTTCGGTTCCCTACTCCCGTTCAGGGGGAATCTTCAATCTTCCTGAATGTGGGTGAAGAAAAACCAACCAGAATTAAACTTAAAGATGGCTCTTTCACTCTCCCGACAACATGGGAGAAAGGGAAGAAATCTATCTACAGAAAAGCTTTTATTGATGCTGGACTTATTGAAGAGGCAACCTTCAAAGAAGGCACCACAAAGAAAAAAGCCCCTGCTAAAAAATACACTTATTTCGCCGGACATCCAGACAATATGGATGATGAGAAAAAAAGCGGGAAAACTGTAATAACCATTAAAGATGAGAATATAGATCTCGAAATCGTTGAGGGTGTTATCACCACAACTGATAAAAAGGTTTATGATACTCTTATCAAGAAAGGTTATTATGAAGCAAAACAACCTGAAGAAATTGTAGAAGAAGATAAGTAGGCAGATGTAAAAATGGCTGACAACTTTATTGAGATGCAGAAGACAAATATTTCTCCTGATGGGGAACAACGAATTTTTGCGTATGAAATGGAGTTGTCACTCTTATCTATCGGAAATACTCAGTGGATTTTAATCCCTTTGAGAGTTCAACAAATAACAGTATCACTCATTTTTACAGGTGGTGCGAGGGCTAAAGTTCAAACAACTACTAGTAAAATTCTTACAGTTAAAGAAGGAACCCCGAACACTTTAGACTGGCCACATGGAGTAATAAAGAAAAATTGCTCAGATGTGTGCGTCCCTGTTACTGCCCTGCGATTAGTAAAAACAATTGATTCAGGAACTGTTAAAATAGAGGTGAGAGCGCAATGAATAAGCAGTGGAAAGGGAGTGTCCAAAAAACAACACCTCAAAGTCAAAGCTCATTAACTGCATTCGGAGAGGTAGCAGTCGCACCTTTCGAGGTTCATTGTGGATGGTCATTCCCATATAATATAAATCCAGCAGCAATCAGACAGGTAATTATAAACGGTGGAACTATTACCCATGAAAAAAACTATGCTTTAGTTAATACAGGGACAAACCCCGCCGGAGTAGCTTTCATCAGGACAGAACAGCATTTAACATATACCCCAGGGATTGGGGCAGTCGCAAGATTTACAGCTATTTTCGGGACTCCACAGGAAGATTCTCAGCAGTTAATCGGAATCGGGGATTTTAATGATGGTTGGTTTTTTGGATATGATGGACTAAAATTCGGGATATTAAGAAGATCAAAAGCAAGCGGGGTAAAAGTTGATGAATGGACTTATATTGAAGACTGGTCAACAGGAGCCAGACCAGACTTTGACCCGCACAAAGGCAATGTGTATGAGATAAAATTTCAATGGCTTGGATATGGGATGCAATATTTTGGAATGGAATCGGAAAATGGAAGCCTTGAAGAAGTCCACAGGATAGAATATTCGAATAACTATACAGAAACATCAGTTGACGTTCCTTCATTGCCCCTATCAATGGGAGTATCTAATGCTGGGAATACAACACCGGTTTCAATGCTCTCACCCTCTTCGGTGGGCGGTACACATGGCCCTGCCTACCCTAACACGTTTACTTTGCCGATAGGATATTCAATAAGCAAATCTTTATCTATCGGAGACAACTATTTATTTACAATTTTAAATCCTTCAGATTATCAGGGAAAAGATAATAAATTATACATAGAACCAGCACTATTGACGCTTTCTGTTATCGGCGGGAAAGATGTTACATTCAAGATTTTATTTAATGCAGCTCTAACAGATCCAGTTTTTACTGATGTTTTGACAGATGTCACACCGGCCCAGGTTGATACAGCAGCTACATCATATTCAAATGGAATAGGGGTTGTAGATATAGCAATCCCGAAAGACAGCGGTGATAAGTTTGATTTGGGGGCTATTTTTGATGAGCGGGTATTCTCTGATTCACAGATAACAATAGTTGCAACCGCAAACGGCGCACAATCAGACGCTACAGTTGGATTTACATTTAGGAGCAGATTATGAGTATACCAACCGCAAATGATATAAGAAAATATTTAAGAGGATATTGTGTTGATCTTGAGGACACTGTAATCATTAAAGGTGATACTACCGATACCTCCGCTATAATTGTAAATATCGATACCAGATCCCTTGAAAAAGAAATGAGAATATCCGGCGCGGGAATTCCAGCTGGAGCCGTGATTCAGTCAGTTGATAATGTCGGACAGGTTGGACAGATAACAATCTCAGTAAATGCCACCGCCACCGCAGCACAAGTCGATTTGACTTTCACGTTCTATACTGAGATGACAGACGAATGGATCGCGAACCGGAGAGACGGATTTGTCATTCCTTACGTTGAAAATGCGACCGATCAGTCTATTTCTTCAGTATCAGAAATCGAGGAGCATTATTCCGGGAACGGGACAAGCACTATGATATTGAATAGAAGACCAATTATTGAAGTGACAAACATTTCATATACAAATATCCCGGCAGAAACCACAAGCGGAAATCTTCTTCTCTCTGTTGATGTTTTAAAAGAAGAGGGAATCTTAAAATCTATAGCTAATTTCAATGAAGGAAGTTATGATTCATTATTCTACAAGGGAATAAATAATATAAAAGTTAAGTATACTTATGGTTACGCTGAAACCCCGATTGATATATGTGAACTGATAACCGTGATGACAGCTAAGAAAATGCTTGTCGCTATTGGTGCCAGAACAGGCGGGGGGAATCTCTCTATGCAGTCATACAGCAAAGGTTACGGGAACCGGGGGAAGTATACGGAAATTCTTGACATGATGGATGCTGACGCATTTGTGATACTCAGGAAATATCAGACTGGAATAGTGGGAGCTTAAAACATGGAAGATAGCGGGATGGTTAGTCCCACTATTTGATTAAGATAATAAGTTATCAACTTCTTCTTTTGTCAGGGAAGTGGATTCTTTCTCTGGATAAAAAAAAGGCGCTATCTCTTCAAGCTCTTTTTTTATCCCTCTCAATTCAGACAATTCTTTTTCAAGATCAAGTATTCTTTGTTGACAATCGTTTTTCGCATCCATAGTCCAGTGACGTTCTTTAGGATGTTTTCCCCAGTGCATTGAGTAAAACCATGTTGTATTTATTACAGATGAGCACTTTTTAAAAAGCTTATGCAAGCTATAATCGTATTTTTCAAATACATCTTTTTTAGTCATGATTCTTTCTCCAACAATTCATGAAGAGATCTATCTTTGGGACCGAATTCCTTGTCATATTTTCCTATTACTTCAAGACTGTCTTTTATCGATTTCTCCAAAAACTGATCCCACATTTTCTGACCCATATTAGAAAACTTCTTAATAATCCCATTTTCCCAACCTTCAACGGTTCTTTTAGAACAACCCAAAATATGAGCAAGTTCTTTCTGAGTCCATTTTTTTGATTCCCTATACTCTTTTACTTCTGATGGTGTCATAGTTTACCTCTCAACTCTTTCAAAGATATGAAAAACTAAATCACCACCATCAATTTGAATTGTATCAATGAATATTCTTTTAACATTCAATGTTTCATGGGCTGGATTCCCAGTTCCTATTATTTCAATAAATCTATCTGTCTTTTTTAATTCGGGTTCAACCATTACCCATAGACACGGTTTACCTTTCTGTATTTGACAACTTAGAATTACACCTCCGGAAGGAATTTGTAAAATTTGAATATCAGTTGCCTCTAATTGATATTTCCATATTCTCTTATCGTTCATCATTCTTCTCCTTGCCTCCGAAGAGGCTTGATTATGCTCTTGTATTCCAAGCTTCTCTTAACGATTCTTTATTTGGTCCGATTAGTAACATCCTTGGATGGATGGGACAATGTGGACTAGCACACAATAAAATATGATCCTGATATTCATCACCATGCATCTGACAATTCTTTTTCTTTGTCAATTGCCATGTAGGCTTGTGACCGCAAAAAGGGCACGGTTTTAATTCTTCTTCCATAATTATATCTCCTTACCCTCTATTATATCACATCAATAGTATCACATCAATAGTATAATACTCTTTTACCTCCTTTTATTGTCTTTTTCTCAAAATAAGCACATAATAAAAGTATGAGTACATGTAATAGTGGAAGATGTGGTGTTGATCACGAGTTCAAGCTCGCGGCATGCGATATTACCCGAACAATAAATCAATACGGTGCGCCGATTCTTATCCGGTTCTTTCAAGAGGACACTATCACCCGGGATGGATACGGATCTATTATCAACAGGAAAGCCAATAATCCCGACAAGCTATCGCTCAAAGCCTTCCCCTTAACTTTCTCTCCAACTACAAAAGAGAAGTCAAACGCAGGGATTAGAGAGGATACAGACCTCATAGTATGGACTTCTTCCATTGTTTGGTTGAACGCCGGATATGACATCAATGATATTAACACAGTAAAAGCCGATGTTATCGTCAACGGGAAAACATATGAGATTGTTGATAAATCTCTACGGGATCAATTCGGGACAAATTTCCTTTACACTGTTCTCGGATTAAATCTAAAATGATAATTAAAAAACCAGAAGTCACAAAGGATCAAATAAACGTAATAAAGAAACCATCTAATATGTTAAAAATAGACATTGGAAAACCTCCTAAGTTGGATATAATAAAATGATAAAGCCGAAATTCTCGAAAAATTACGCTGCAGTAAAATCGAGAATTCGCAGACTCCCGAAACTGGTAGAACAAACCGCCGATACTTTTTCCAAAAAAGATGCAGTCTCTCTTATCGAAACTTTTCAGGATGGGATTAAAAATGATTCGTTTGGATTAACTAGGTTAAAAAATAAAACAATTTTAGCGAAAGCCAAACAGGGAAAGCCGAAACCGGACACACCTCTATATGGAGATGGTGAAACAGAAGACAATAGTTATATAAATTTATTTGCTATCAGGAAGATAAAAAAAGGATACAGAGTTTTTGCCAGATGGGCGAAACATCATGAAGCCGGAATCCCCTTGAGAGATTTATTTGATATCCATGAAAAAGGGGCACTGATTAAAATGAAAAATGGTGGTATAATAAGGATACCACCCAGACCTGCATTCTCAAAAGCTTTCAGAAAATTTCTGAATAAAAAGAAAAAAGCTGAAAACGTGAAAGCGGTCCGGGATGCAATGGATCAGTTAATCCAGAAAGGCAATGAGCAGGCTTTTCAAAAGCTGTTTGCAAAAAATAAGGAGACGGATAAATTCGATGAAACTTAAAATAGAATCATTTGATAAAAGTATTTTAATTGCAATGTTAAACAATCATCCTCATTCAACTATAAAAATAATCAATGATTCTGATATCCCTTATGAAGATTTAGAAAGAGTGAGAGATTATATGATATATCACGGAGTATCCTGTAGTTTTTATGATGGGATATTAAAGCTGGGAGGTAATTAAATCTAATGAAACTTAAAATAGAAGATTTTACCAGTTTAACCGGATGGACAATCAATTCACCTTCAGTAATTGCATTGAATGAATTCTCTGATTATATCGCAAGTTTGAATTATAATACTTCTCTTATTGCTCAGTTTAAATCAGGTGATACCATCAAGACTCTCACAAAATCCCTTTCACCTATAGATATTACTGATTATGAGATTCTTACTTTCAGCATATGGAGCGATACAAAAGGCCGTCAACACTATGGTCGGAATTTAGAATCAGATTTTAACTACAAAATTAAGATAAATGATACTGATGAATATTTTCTCCCGGTTTATGACTCTTTCACTGATGTGAATATTAATGTAAAAGATATTACCTCGATCGATAGAATAGAAATCACTGCTCTTTATCCAGGTGATGATTCAATAATTTTATCTGAGATGATCGTCGAGCTTGAAGAATTACCGATAGACATACTTAATTCAGTGCAAGAACATCTTGAATATTACCTTACACAGAATGTCGGAAAAGGAATTTTACTCGGGACTATATCGGTATCAGCAGGAGAGACAGAAATCCCAACCGGGGATTATAATTATCTTGATAGGTATGCAGTTATTTTAATTGACGACGGGAATAATTCGGAGACTCATCAAATCGCTTCTATGGATGATAATATCTCCGTAGCGATAATTAATGACAATTTCGACGGGAAAACTATTCTTAATGATTATACCGATGCAGATATTTACATCACTTTTCCTGTTTATATCAATCCTGATGAAAGAAATGTCAGATTACCGGGTTTATGTGTCTGGGGTATTACCGCAGATCCTATCCTTAGAACCGGGAAACTTGATCATTTTATCGAATCCTATAAAACTGACGGGTCTATGACAGAACGGAAAGAGGGTCAGGTCTGGGATTATTTAATCCTTTTAGATTGTGAAGCGCGAGCTTCCTCTTTAATTGCCGTAATGACAAAAGCTATCCGGGATTTTATAGGGAATGAATTAATATGGATTAACGGAAGAAAGCACGAAATAGATTTTAATGGAGCTCCAACAGAAACAAGGCCACCACAAGGGATTGATATAATTCCTAAAGTCCAGTTTCAAATGACAATTGAAGTTATCGAACAGCTTGCAGAAGCTGAAGAATTAGTTAAAACTATAGATATAACATCGAATATAAATATCTCGGGGGAAAATTAATATGGATTTTGGAAAAGCATTAGAAGAAGTAAAAAAAGGATATGGGATGAGATTGCCACAATGGGGAAAAGACGTTGTTATTAGAGCACAATTCCCTGATGAAAACAGTAAAATGACAGCACCTTATTTATATGTTGAGAGCAGATTCGGGAAAGTCCCATGGAAAGAAACAATGATAGAATTGTTTAGCGAAAATTGGGAGGTTGTATAATATGTCAAGAGTAAAAATTATTACTCCGGAAACTGTAAATATTGAAATGATTCCGGTAACATTCAGAGGGAATAGAAAATATGATCTCCATATCGGTAGAGATATGATCACTTTTTTATCCAGGGAAACAAAAGAAATTCCTAAAAAATGGCTTAAACATCCAGATTGGAACCAGGCTAAAAAACTATTTGTTGTCAGTGGGATCTCTAATCCTAAAAAAGAAATCGTACAGACACCAGAACCCAAAAAAGAGGAGACTGAATAATGGGTACTAAGAATTTAAGGACATTCGGATTAAACGGGAAAAATCTTCCTGTTAAACGGACATTGGCCGTTGTTGCCTCTGATTTTTTAATCGGTGGTATAATTGCTAATTTTGAAAGAAGCTATAACAAAGCTTTCGAGGTTAAATCCCCGGAAGATTTCGCACAGATATTCGGAGGCCAGGTTAATCCGAACGATTACGGACCGGACACTGTAAAAGGATTTTTCGATAATACCGTCGGGACTTCTCCGACTTTGTGGATACAGACTCTTCTCGGGTATGATGGGAACGCCATCGATTCGGTAGTCGCTGAAAAAGAGGTCGCTGATGATGGCGCAGACGCAGACGCTTACACAATTGAGGCTGCTTATCAGGAAGAACTTGAATTCGGTGTTTCTGGAAATAGAACCGGATTTAAAATAACTCATGTTGATAGATTCTCCACCCTTGCAGCTGCAACAGTCGCAGCGACTGGAGTATCAACCGCGGTTCTCGATAGTGTAATCGGAATTGTAGTCGGAGATATTATTCTCTTTAAAACCGATTCCGGCGCAAAACCTGTATATAAAGTTGTAACAGCAATTAATGAATCAGCTAATTCTGTTTCATGGTCGGGTGATTTTGAACAGACCGGATCTTCAGGTGAAACTCTGGCTATAGACGACGATGTTGTAATTCAGGGATTCACAGTTCAGACATACAGAGAGTCTACAACCGGAATTATTACAGAAGTAAACGCAGAGCTCGGGACTCAGATCTGTTCTACAGAATCAGCAGTTACCGACTTTTATGTTGAAAATATTCACGCTTCAAATACATTCATAAAAATCACTGAAGCCTCAGCATCTACTTTAGGCGAAAGATTGCCAGTTGAAAACGCAACTGTAATTTTCCTAGCCAGTGGAGCCGATGGAACAACAGTTAATACAGCAGCTGGAGCAAGGGTTTTTTATGAAAACTTAAATGATGCTGATGTTAGATTTCTTGCAAATCCAGAGAGCACAAATGAAGCGATTCAGAAAGAACTTGAGATTTACAGTAAATCCAGAACAAAAAATGATAATCCTATCGTGATCACTGTAATTACTGAAGACAGAACGAAATCTCAGTTGGCAACAATCGGGAATTCTTATCAGAGATCAGATGAAGTCGATATGATTATCCCTGCAAACTGGCTGAAAGTTTCAGACCCTTTCACAGTCTCAGCAAATGCACCGCTTAGAAATGTTCCTAACTGTGGTCATGTTATGGGAGTATGGGTTAGGACTATAGCAACTTTCGGAATCCATTATGTACCAGCTACAAATGAAACTTTAATCCTGGGGGCCGAGGGAGTTGTTGGAGATCAGTTTCTAAACAATAGAGACCGTACTGATATCGCAGAAAATGGAATTAATCTTATTCAGGAAAAAGCCGGGATAGGAATAAAACTGGCTAACTGCCGGACTCCTTCAACCGATAATGCTTATGCATTTGGAAACGGGATATTGATGAGGAACTTTATAAAAGTTTCTTCTGTTGATAGTCTTTCAGGTTCTGAGAACACTCCAAACGCGATCGCCAGACTCAAAAATGATAAAATGGCAATTCTGACATTTCTCTATAAATTATGGAAATCAGGATCAACCGGAGATTCTCCAGAAGGTGAAACTTTCGGACAGACTCAGGAAGACGACGGAACCGATTCGGTAGCTGAAGATCATTTTACAGTTTCAATCGATCCGATTAAAAATTCAAAAACTAACCTACAGGCAGGTGAGCGAACATATGATACATATTTCACATATCCCGCCCCGGCTGAATCGATACAGATTGGTGTCGGTATACTTTTAAGATAAGGAGATAAATCATGAAAGGTGATATGGTAGAAAAGAAGATACTTGTCGTAGACGGTGAAGTCTTAGAAGGACTGGTATCAATGGACGAATATCCTCTTGAAGAGGGTGTAGTCGATGTACCAGGACAGAATAAAACGGTCCCGGTTAAAAATGGAGTTACAAAGATTCCTCCCGTTCCTATGGTATTTAAAATCAAGAGGAATTCAAAAACATTAAAGATTCTTCTGGATTGGAAAAATAAGAATGAGTATCATGATTGTGTTATTATCAAAACAGACGGAGCCGGAGCAGAGTTTGGTCGGGAGATATGGGATAATGTTGAATGTTCCAGATATGCCGGTCCTGCTTATGATGCTTCCTCCCCTGTTTTTGCACAGGCTGCAATTACTTTGCTTCCTGAAGATATAACACCAATTGACCCGGAGTAAATTGAATGGATAAATTCTTGGTACCCGTCTATCATGGCGGGAAAATATACACCCATGGAGAACTGGTAAAACCGAAAGGCGGTGTTCTTGCAGATGCAGAAAAAGCGCCCAACGAAATGACTGGAATAGTCAGGCTAGTCTCCGGGTGTCTAAAATCTGTTACCTCTTCAGATGGAGATGTCATAACAGATAAAACTCAGATTGAAGGCATTGTTCGACACATGCCTTTTCAGTCTGCAGAATATTTGGCTAAACTTGTTTTTGTTCGACGGTCTGATGGATCGATAGAACAAATAGTTCATTGTCCCAGATGTAACGATAAATATATTTATGAGTTTATATCTGAAGATGAAGATATGGACAACAGAATTAAGTTTGACGACTTAGAGGCTATTGAATATGAGAAAGACGAAAGACCTTCTGTGACTATTGAGCTTGATGAACCGATCGAGATTAAGACAAAAAAAGGTGATGTCCTTTTTAACATAGAAAATCTTACTTTCGATTTTCCGAATATGAATAACGGGATTTCTGGTTCAATGAAATTCCCAACGGATAAAGTAAGAGCTCAATATATGATGTATGTTTCAGCTATGACACATCAAAACCTTGAAGAGGTCGACCATAAATTCCGGTCTACATGGGGAATGTATATCTTTGATCGATTGGAGCTTGACGATATTGAAAAAATAGCTGATGAGCTTAAAATCTACGGACTACAGAAAAAACTTGAAAGGACTTGTTCAAAGTGTGATAAGACTTTTAAGTTTATTGTCGAGACTAACCGTTTTTTCGACTAGACCCGATCGGGGAAGTAGCCACCCGTGAAGGTTCAGAAAATCCCTATCTGTGTATTAACGGGATTTTAGATCTAGGCTATGGTGAAGATAATCTGATTTTTGCATCTATTCAGATCGGTACCAAATATCCGGGGGTATTTTCTTATCAGGATATTTGTAATTTCGATTATGATAAGATTCAGGAAATAGTTGAATTGGTAAAGGATAATAAGAATGGCAGCTGAAGCAGATCTAGGATTTACTTTTGATACCTCATTTTTTGATAAAGGAATTAAAAAGGTCATGGGAGGATTTGGTCAAATGGAGACTAAAGCCTCAACAGTGGCCAAAGGTGTATCCAGGGGATTGACCGCCGTAGTCGGAAAACTTGGTCTATTATTCGCAGGATTCAAAGCCATAAAGACCGCTCTTTTAGATATGCCGGAGGTCGGGCAGGCTTTTGGTATTGCTAAAGATGTTTTCTTGAAAAATCTATTATTCCCACTCCGAAAAGAAATTTTCCCTCTTCTTCAAAAAATGCTTGATTGGGTCAGAGATTCAAGAGTCATGTTTGTAAAATGGGGCCAGAACCTCGCTAATATTTTTAGAGCTGTAGTACAGGGTGTAAAAAACATAATCGGATTCATCAAAAGGATGTCCGTTGTTGTTGCCGGATTCGCGGAAAAGATATTCGGGGATAGAATAAAGAGCATAGATAATATTTTCAATCTTATAGTTTTTAAAATTGCAACCGCCGTACAATTTGTATCTTTAATGGTCGAACAAATCGGAGGATTATTCTCGGGATTCTTTTCTGGGCTTGGGAATATCGGCCCATCTTTGATGGGAATAGTAGAGAATCTAGGGGAATTCCTTGGGATATTCACCAAAGTGAATGATGAGGGGAATTCTTTTAAAGGTGTTCTTACTTCTATGGGCAAACTAATAGGAGAAATGGTCGGCTTTGTCATTCAAATGACAGATAAATTCCTTGATGGATTTGTACCTGCAATAAGCGGAATAATGACACCATTACAAAATATCCTAGATGCCTGGTCAGATATCCGAGAATCCATATTTGGATCTACAGAAGCATTAGAAGCATGGGGAGGACTATTCGAAGGTCTCGGTAATATAATAGGAACCGGGATATTAAAAACATTCGAGTTTATAGCTACAGTTCTTGGCGATATCGCCGATACAATAACCGCTATAAAGGAATTCGGATTCTTTGGTACTTTAAAAGGACAGACTCAAAATCTCTTAGGTGCTCTTGGATTTGGGGAGAAAGGAGAAGGACCAGAACAGAGCAACCTTGCAGCCTTAAAAGAACAGGACGCGCGATTATTCCCAGAACTACAGACCTCAGTTGGAAATACTTCTACAGCAAATATCGATTTTACCGGGATGAATATAAATGTTCAGAACGGAGGGATTGAAGAAGGCAGAGGATTAGGGGCTGGATTAATTGAACAAATGAGAAATGAGTTTAATTCTGAATTTGAGAGGTACGGATTATGAATTTTAATGTACCGCATTATAGCTTCAATCTCCCGTGGTTTATGTTTGATCTATCGAACAAGCAGATTATTACATCAAAAACAGTCCCAGGGGATATGAGCGACAATAAAGATATATTCTTAACTGAAGTCCCGATTCCCGGTTTAAATTATTCCCCGATTCAACATGGAGGTAACGGTAATAGAAAAATATCTTTCACTCTTCCATTGGTTAAAAGGAATAATACAATCGGAAATTCTCTTCTTTTAAAACAATTCGACGTACTCAGAAACCAGTCTGTAGGATTGCTAAATATTTTTACAACTCAATTTAACCCGAATCCTAAAGTTTTATATTACTGGGGAACTGGATCAGTACCGTTAGTTTATTTCGTGAAAAAATGTGATTTCACAAATAAAAAGCAATGGACAAACCAGCTCGGGATTCCGCAATATTCGGAGGTCTCAATTGAATTGTGGCTTGATGAGAACAATGTATTATATAAAGCTGAAGAGTTGTCCAGAAAACTTGCTATACTTACTCAACAGGCTGTAATCGCTGTTGATGCAATCGATGGTACAGGGGGGAAATCGTTTTGAGATATTTTGATATAGAGACTGTATCTTTTAATGACAAGAATGGAAGGATTGTCCCGGTAAAAGATATTCGGCCGATCCCAGATAATCAGATCAATTTTGAGATAAAATCTAAAGATCTTGATACGCTCGATGAAATAGCAAGTCGCTCTGATATTTACGGGCCAGGCTCAGAAGATCAGTCATATAGAATTTTTGATGCAAATATAATTGAATTATTTGAATCAGGATTTGACCTTACTAAAATCAGGAGGTTAAAGATTCCAGTATGATAGGATTAACTAATGATGACAGTTCATTTTTTGAGATCGACTCTGATGATGTAGCACTAGACAATAATGTAATGGCAAAAAACCTTATTAAATTATCTGTTACTGAGCAACGGGATGCTATGACCCAAGGGACTCTAAGTTTTTATGATAAAAATGATCTATTCAGCCGAATCCTAAGAACCGGAGTGAATCTAAAAATATCCTGGGGGTATAGAGATAATTTATTAAAAGCTGATATTTTAAATAATAAGTTTAACCCCTCAGAAATAAACGGATCTCTAATCAGAAGAGGATTAAAAGGATTTATCTCTTCCCCTTCAGGGAGTGGAAGCAGTAAGGGACAGATCACATATAATTGTAATTTCACTTGTTACAAATTCCGTGGGTTAGATGAATCAATCGTTTATTCTTCTGGAACCAGAAGAGATGTTATCACAGAAGTTTTCAACAGAATCGGAATTTCTCCAATAAAAAGATTTATCAATTTCAGGAATGCCACTGATAGACTTAATACAACCAGATCAGTCAGACAAGACGAAACTGATTTTCAGTTTTTAACCAGACTAGCTCGGGAATGGTCAGCTCTTTTTTCTGTTGGATTTTCTCCAACTGGTGAAACTGTAGCTTTATTTATGGATAATGACAAAATAGGGAATTCTTTAATGCCGAAATGGGTTTCCAATGCTACCGGCTCAACTCATGCAATTGGATATAAGGGAGAAATCAGCAATGTTATCTCATATAACTGGAAAAGTAATGAATCAGAGAATGGTGTCGGCTCGAATGTTCAACTCGATTTTGTAGATGGTCGGGTAGTTTTAAAAAGATTTGTTGCAGAACAGGAAAAAGTTATAACTTACAGACTCAGACCTGAGAGAATAAAAGAAGCGATCGCAGATGTCGAAGGTGACGGAATAGCAGCTCAGACACAAGTCGTAAAAGATTTACTCCGCACTAACGATTTTGAGGATATAAAACATTTCTTTGATCCATACGAGAGCACCACAGCCCCGCAAGGATTCGGATATAGAATAGCAGCACAACAGATCGGAAACCCGCTTGTCATGCCTCCTAATCAGGTAATAATCAATAATGGATTCCCGGATAGACTAGGGGGAAAACAGGCGAAATATTATTATAATAAAGTTACTCATAATATTGAAAAAACAGGATATAAGATGAGTACTGAAATTGTCGATGTTTTCTCAATATCAGATATTGGGACGGGATTATTATGATATATGATAAAGATACTTTATTCGGAATAATCAACTCTATTATAGATCGTCAAGTGAAATTCTTAATTCCTAGGGAAGGACAAGTCAAAGATTTAAACGATCCTGAGAAATTAGGGAGAGTTTTAATTCAGGTTCCTTCTCTCGGATGGGATACAAATAACAAGGCAGCATGGTGTCATGGGACAGATAAAAATCTATTATCCACTGTAAAAAAGGATGATTATGTTATAATTCAATTTGTTGACGGAAACCGGGACTTTCCTATCTGTATAGGGAAGTCGAACCGGATAAAGGGAATGATCCCCAAAAATTACGACGGAAAACCGACAACGCATATATTATTTGAATCTCCTGCTGATAAAATAATGATGAAATATGATGAGGAAGCTGATTTATTGCAGATCGGGAAAAAAGATTATCGGTCATCTTCGAGAGTTGATGATACGACAACTTCCTCAAGTTCTGAGGATTCTGCATACTGGTCATTCTGGTCTGGATTTCTAGCAGTATTTCAAGCATGGGTACCAGTTCCTAATGATGGAGGTGCAGCACTCAAAACAGCATTAACAACATTTTTTGGAGGAAACCCAACACCGACAAAACAGGACGGGAAAATTACCTCGGGAAGTTCCCAGGTAGAAGTAGGTGATAAATGAGCATTGAACAATTAAAAGATTTTGACAATTTCTTCTATTACGGACAAGGTGATTTAAAAAGGGAAATCGAATCAGATATACATTCTATCGTTAACCAGAATGTAAGAAGTCTTTATTATAATAGAGATAATGATTCAGCTGGATTAGATCAATATGAGAATACACCGAACGCGATAGTACAATCAGTTTTAATTCCCTATAATGTTGTATCAGCATTATCGAAAAGAAACGTTAATGTCGGCAATGGTCAGAACGGATCCAAAGATAGAAGAATTGCAGTTTCTCAAAATTCTGTTAAAATTGATAATAAAGAGAACTTTATTGATGTATCAATTTTTTATATTGCATTATTTGATATTGCAAATACTCAAAATACAACAGCGAAGTTTTCGGTATGATTCGAAATAAGGAGAGAATATGTCTATCAAAAACCCCATTCAATTCACATCGAGAACATTTAACACGGTTCTTAATGATATAAACTCAGATCCAGAACTTGCAGATAAGCCGAATTGGTTTAAAAGAATATGGGCGGGAATAGGTGATGTAATTTCCATGTGGATTAATGCCATGGGAAACAACCTTGTTTTAAGAACATCATACACCAGACAGAATACCGCGGATTTATTGGAATTGATTGATTATTTTCTGAATCCTCAAGACACATCCTCCGGAGCGATTCTATTTTATATAGATAAAAATGCTTCATTTCCTTTTAATGTTTCAACTGCAGACTTAAAAGCACAGACAGCCGGCTCTTTAAATGTATCATCAAAAATATTCGAAGCCAGATCAGGGATAACAGTTTCAGAAGTTACAGAAGGATTTCTCCCTGGGGCTGTAAATACCGGTACCGATACAATAACAGTAGTGAGAGTTTTTACGACTGGAGAAAAAGTTGTATTTTCTGGATCTGATCTTCCCCTCCCGTTAGTTGTAGATACTGAATATTGGATTATTAAAGTTTCAGATACTTTAATCAGGATAGCAACTTCCCTTGAAAATGCCTATTCCGGAACATTTATCGACCTTCTTGATCAGGGAACAGGAACGCATGATATAAAGCTTCTTTCAGTTTCCGTCACCGTATATCAGCAGGAAACACAGGATTCAAGATCGGTCGGATCTTCGGACGGTATAACAGACTGGCAGGATTTTTCTTTAGTCGAGGAAAGCATAGTTGATGATACTCTGGTCATAGAAATAAACGGGGATATTTATATAAAAGTTGATACTCTTGTTTTTTCCGGTCCAACCGATAAGAATTATGAATTAATATATACGACTGATAATGTCGGAGTTATTCGATTCGGTGATGGAGAATATGGAATCGTTCCTCCCGCTTTCGATATAAATGCAACTTTCGCGATTGGTGGTGGATCAGATAGTAATATTTCTGTCATAGATTCATTAAATATATATGCCGGCGCGAATTCCAATATAGTCGGAGTTTCTAATCAATCAACATTATCCGGAGGAGATAATCCGGAAAGTATAGCCACAGGGAAAAGGCTCGGCCCTCTCCTATTGAAAGCAAGAGAAAGATTTATTACAGCTGAAGACGGGGAAGCACTCGCAGAGGCATTCGGGGGATTCTCTCAGGTTAAAGTAAATGAAAATGCTTTCGGAGTTTTATCGGCTCAAGTAATAGGAATTGCAAACGGCGGGGGAAATGCATCAGCTCAGTTAAAATCTGACCTTGAAGATTATCTTATCTCCCGGACAATTTTAGAATCAATCGACGTGCGGGTCCAGGATGCAACTTTCTTGACTCAAAATGTAACATCAGCGATTAAATTATTACCTGGTTTCACTTTTGTCAATGTCCAACCTTTCACAGTTTTAGCCTGGCAGTTATTTTTCTCAGAAACAGGGAAAGAAATCTTTGATAATTTCGAAGCAAGTGGAATTACATCAGCTGTAAATCTCATAAATACAATTTTTTCCACTTCATTCGGTGCTGAAAATTTCGACCAGATACAAAAATTGATTGAAAATCTTGTTTATCGTACAGTCGGTGGAGATGTTCAAGAATCTGACGCTTTGGGATATGTTGATAATAATGTAAACGGAGTTGATTATTTAACAGTAGCGGTCCCCTCTTTTCCGATTACGGTAGATGTAGATGAGATCACCACGGACGGGACTATGACTATTACGGAGATTGTATAAATGTTACCGATACCCTTTAAAGAGTTTATTCCCTCATTTTTTACCCGAGATAAAAAACTCATTGCTATGGCTGATAAGATAGATTCTAATCTTGCAGAATGGAAAGAAGATGTATTATGTCTTAATTGCATAATTGATCCTGCAGGGATGCCAGAGATATTATTAAATGATATTGGTAATTATCTTAGCGCTGGAATTCTTGACACTGATTCCAGCAGAACAAAAAGAGAAAAAATAAGAGGAGCTGTAAAAGCTCATAAGAACCGGGGACTATGGGAAGAAGACGCAAAGCCGAGAATTGACTCTATAGCCGGCGGGGATTCTCAAATTGCTAGAGCTCAAGATTCAGCCGATTGGATTCTATTCGGACATGAAGCCGATGACCCAGATAATTTTTGGGCTATCCTTGGAACTGATGTGTCCGACACTTCAGAATGGGTCTGGGATTCTCCGACAGATTTCATTCTAGTTGAAGCTGCCGACACTTCATTTAACGGTACTTTAGGAACTGATAACATCGGAGATTATGGAGCCGATTTAATGGGCTCTCAGGTCGGAGCTATGGGAAACACTGAATTCGGCATTGATTTAATCGGAGCCGGTGATGAGATAGAAATCGCAGGGAATATATATATAGATGTAGATAATAAAATATTGACATATGATGAAGTTGAACAGATTAAATTATCATTAGAAGACGTTGTTCCTGCATATTATAGAGTATTTTTAGGATACTTTAATACATCAGGTCAATTTATAGTTTATCCTAATGGTATAATAAACTAAAAAAAGGAGATAATTTATGAGCAGAATAAAATATCAGAATCCATTATATTCAGGTGGAATCCCTCTAGCTGTAGGGGATAGATATTACGCGCAGGACCTAGGAAGAGATTTTAACGCATCCCGTGACTTTATGAGTACGATGATGAGAGCTATTACGAATCTTACTCCGCAGCTTTTACGTGGCGGGATTTGTTCAAAAGGAACCAATTTCGATGATATGAATATCGATGCAGCATTCGGTTCTGTAGGGTTCTCGGTAGAAACTCCTGATGATTTTTCATCTTTACCACCGACCGTACAGAGTGAGGACATTCTAGCGCTTATCGTTGAGAGTATAGCCCAAATAAATCTTGATCTTGCAGCAACCGGGACACTCGACGGAGTAACAGTCAATTATGTTAAGCTCAAATATAAAGAAATTGACGGTGGAAGCCGTAATCGTGCGAAAAAATCGGGATCTTATGTTTATGAAAAAGAGCCCAGTTTTGAGATAATTGTCAACGATACAGCACCGACTATTTATGATTGTCTTTTATGTTCATTTACTGGAGATGGATCATCGATTCTGACTATTACACAGGAACCGCCATATTTTGAGTATCAAGTTTCTGTCAGTGCTGATACAACTGTTGAAGCCGGGAACAGTAGAGAAATAAAAGTTAATTCTGACACTTCAGGTGGGAATAATACTGTAACTCTTGAAGATGGTTCTGAAGATGGTCAGAAATATAAAGTCGTTTCTAATGGTTCTGGATTAACTTATTTAAAAGGGACAGGGATTCATAATGGTGCTTCTTCTCTAGGAACTCCAATATCAGATGGATTAAAAACGTCAGGCCATTGGGATGCTTCACTTTCAAAATGGATCCCTGATAATGAGGTTACTTCCGATTATAAAGTATCAAACGACAAGGTAAAACAATGGTCTGACGGTAACGTGGAATTCACAGGGCTTGGAAGTGTAACATTTTCTTCGTCCAATTCAGCCACAGATACTCTGCCTTTTGTAATAGATGTTGCGTCTACTGATTATTACATACATGCACTTTCAACGGAAAATGTATCAGCATCAAGTATTATTTGTTATAGGTTCACTCCGGACACTCCAGATTGTGATTTAGTTTTTAGAACCATTGCAGGGGCGTCTGTATCGGGAACAGCAATATATGAATATTTTGTAACAGGAGTGAAATACTAATGAAAATACAAACGCAATTAAATAAAATAGCCGATGAGATTAGTTTATCAGGCTCAAATCTCACAATTAACAGCAAAGTATATGATTTATCAAAACCAGAACCATTAAAACAGATCGGAGAAACAGAAGAAGACCTTATTTTCGAATCACCTGAAAATCAAAGAGTCTATCTGTCAGGTGAAGATATAAAAATCTTTCTGAAAATAGATGTGAATAGACAGTTCATGTTTATCAATGGAAATGATAAAAGATTCTATGATAAAGATTGTAATAATCTGATTGATTTGTCAGAATTAAAAGTTATTGTTGATCATTGGAATATGACAGAACCAGACAGAAAAATAGAACATTTACAGATTAAAGAAGATTATCTAAAAACTCATACCATGGAAGATTGGAAAGCGAAAGATCAGTAAAAAAGGCTCCCAATTAAGGGAGCTTTTTTATTATATAATGATTTTATTACATTTTGAGCATTGCCTATAATCAAGACATTTATATTCAAATCCAATTCTGATATTCCCTCTTTTTTTTATATAGTTATGTTTACAAACTATCTTCTTAATAATATTCATGGATTATAAACCTCCTTCAACTCTTTCAGCGATACCCCCGGAAACAATCCCACAATCTCAATAATAATATTAAATTCCTCTAAAGTCATACATGTTGCGTCAATCCCAAAATTATTTAATATATTATCACCCATAAACAGGAAATAATCTTTACCGTCAACCTCTACCATCATATCAATATATTCTACTTCAGAGATTACATATCGGTTTATTTCATAAGGCTCCGAAGTTTCCACTCTCTGCACTCCCTGAAGGCTGTACAACGTAGATTCTATTCCAGGCACTACAATTATCGGATCTTCGATAATAACCTCAGGTTCGACTTCTATGATTGTCTCTTCAACCGGATCAGGAATAATCTCCTGTTCTTCTTCTTGGATTTCAACCTCAGGGACAACTGGATCAGATACTACAGGATTTTCACAGCTTGCAAAACCTAAGATCATGAAGTATATTATTAGTACAGGCACATTTTTTAATTTTCCATTTTTCATAATTATTCTTCCTTTGCCCCGCTTATCGAGAGCGGGGATTTTTTTAGTTATAGAGAGTCTTCAAGTATCCAATCTGGTCTATCATCGATCCATATATCAACAAGGATTCCCAGATTAAACATAAAATCTCTTTTTGCTTTACGTCCAGTATAATAGACAGGAACATCCCAACTGTTTTTCTGTAAAATTGCATTCAAAGTATTATCCTCTTCATGGGTATATCTCATAGTAACAATTATTGGTTTATGTCCTGATTTTTTCATTAGACTTACTATTTGAGAAAACAGATTAATATCTTCTGTAATTGTCCCATCATAATCTATTGCTATTATCACACTTCCCCCTCTACCTGTTTCCTTGACCATTCCCAAGGGTTAATCCCACGGATAACCAACCACCCAAATTTCCATCTATCCCGTTTAGGCATAGCGAGAATATCGGAAATAAATTTCTTGTGAGCATCGTCTACGATCGATGTGTATTTCTTTTCGACTTCCTTCTCAGCAGTCTTTCGATAACTCTTAGTCTTCTTTCCGCTCATTTGTTAAGCTCCTTTCATTACAATTCTAACGATAAACAGACTAATATTTACCACGATCAAAACAATAGCCACAATAAATAATCTATCATTACCTTTTTGGACTTTAGTAATTTCTTTTTTCCATGCTTCATGCTCCGTCATTTGTCCCTCTCTTTTAGCATTGCGTCGGCTACTTTGTAGGCATCCTCTGCAATTGTTTCAGCTATACCAGTTCCCTTGTTGATATTCCCACTTATAGCCTGCCCTGCAAAATAATCACGGAGCGACATTCCATCATGATATTTATCTTCATGAATTCCATCTCCGACATATACCCTTTCGTGTACTGGATAAACATTACCACCATCATTAGTTTTGCTCATCTAAAAACCACCTCTTTGATTATTTTGTCATCACTCCCGACAATACAGATTTTGTTTCCTGATGGCTCGACTTCATTCTGAATGTACCAATACAAAGAAATAGCCCTCCTCATTATTTCAGGTTTAGAAACACTATCTTTTTCTGACATCTCATCGATCATATTCGAAATCTTTTCAGGAAAAGTAACAGTGTATTTTACTTTATCTTTTGCCATAAATACTCCTTATATTTACCATAATAAACCATAGAAAATACCTTGTCAATATAAATAAGGTGTAGTATGCTTTAGGAAAGGAGAGAATGTTTATGAATGAGAAATTAAAACTAGAACGGGGTGGTATAAAATGAATTGCAATAATTGCCGAAGGACTGAAAATAACGGGAGATGCAACGATAGCATGAGGAAAAAATGCAGTAAAATTAAATCTCTTGCTTGGATTCCTATGGTTGATAAAAAGGCTACCATTATAACAGACCCCTGCGACAGGTGCGACGGAGAAGGAGCAGACTGTAAAAATTGCACTCATGTAAGGGAATGGTTAAAATCCTTGAAGGCTGACAAATGAGCCACTCTTACCAATGCTCAGACTGCAACGGGTGCGGATGCTGTGAAGAGTTTAAGGAATATAATGGGGAAATTGAAGAACAGGAGGAAACCGATGAAATGGAAATATTTGAAAGAAGACTTGAAGAGGGGCGGTACTAGAAGAGATCAGAATCATCAGGATAGTGAGATGATTGTTTACGGATGTATTATGTTCGGGGCTCTGCTTGTAGTTTTTATGGTTATTTCTGGGATGCTTGAGGCTTTTTTGTGAGTGATATAAATTTTATTAAGTGGAAGTGCTCAAAAACAGAACATTTTAAATATGAGTTAATGCACGACGGTGAATATTACCTAACATTCAAGGGTATATGGATTAGAAAAGATTCTCCTTTCTATGAAATGCAAGAATCCTTCCTCCTTCAGCGAGCTATTGAGGAAATAAACCAAAGTGATGATACGTGTTATTTCATTCAAATAAACCCGTATTCTGTATGTATTCATAATGTTGATACAGGGAAAGATATTGAAATATTCGATTATAATGATTCAGATGGTAATCTACATGCATCATCTAAAGAAATTGATAATTCAAAAGAATCAGCCCTCAAATACATTTATGATCAAGAAACAAAATGAAAATCTAATAAAAATAACCCCTTCCCCGATCACATCACGGGTTGGGGGCTGTCGATAAGTTGATTATAGTATAGTTTACTAATTAGCTTTATTATCCCTACGGTCTAATACTTGCCTGTATAATACCTAATTCTATGCATATCTTTACTAAATGGGTGTTGTTTAATATATCAATCCCCGTTTCCCTGCCTATTTCTTTTTTTAATCTTTTCAAGTTTTTACTCTGAGTATCCGGTTCAACTCCGTTCCTATATGCTAATTCCTGATTTGAAAAGCCGTTTCCCATATCCCTGATATCTTTAATTTTCCTGTATAGATCTTCACCGGAGTATTCAAGCCAGTGATATTTATTTAATAATTGGTCATCAGTTAAAAACTCAGGAGCACCCAGGATCTCAAGTTTAGTAGTAAGATTGGATATTATTGAATCTTTGAATTGAAGTAGGGCTTTTAGTTCGGTGGTGGGTTTGTGGATTGTAAAAATATATTTTCCTACTAAAAATGAATATCCAATCAATATTACAACTATTTGGATTACAGATACATTCTGTTTTAATCCAGAAATAACGACACTTATTAAAAGAATCGTTCCATAAGTGTAATAATCAACTTTATCTTTTATTGAGAATAGGATGAATATAAAGAATAAAAGCCCCGTCATATTTCCGTATGGTACAAGTAATACAGTAAGAACAGTTAAAATAATATTTGATAATCTATCTATAAATGAATGATTTATAAAAATATTTAACAATATAAGAATGATAAATGGTACGCAAAACGTAATTGCGACTTGAGGATCCCCAGAAGATTTTAATTTTTCCAGAGCCCCAAATACGCAAATCGTAAAAAAAACCGATATGTTTAAATATTTTATATTACGGTACCCACCAGTCCATTGTGGAAATTTCCAGTAATTCCGAATCTCCTGAAATCTCTGCTTCCAGTTCTGTAATACGTTTTTCATGATCTCCTCCGTGTTTGTCGGCACGGTGTTTATACATGAGTAGAGAAATAGTTTTCAATTCAGCTTCTGGCATCCCTTCAAACATTGAGATTGCTCTATCTTCTTCACAATCATACATATCTGAATTAAAAATATGCTCATTTTCTTTCTCAAGGTTATAATTCATAGCCCATTTCATTCTTAATGATCTAGGTATCTCAGGATGTCTTTCTCCTATTCTGACTATTAAAAACTTTTCTGCTTTATCTAACATATATCCCTCTTCTTGTATTTTACCTACCGACAAGACAAGTATAACCCGAAAGAGTTATTACTTGCAAGAAATAGGATATAGCACAAAATAAGATATAAGCTTAAAATTATACATATCGATAAGAAAACAGTGAGGTCAGAATGTATGATTTTCTAATGATAATTAAAGAGTTTGGTCCAGCGGTAGGATTATTTATTTTATTCGGAGCTATCTCCGTGAAACTTACAATGTGGATTAACAAGCTCGATACAAAAATAAAAAGACATTCACATATTATGGAAGAAATAAAAGAAGATATAGAAAACATGCATTCACGATGTCATGTCCCAGTCGGGGCAGTCAAAGACCTTGAGAAAAAGGTGTCTGATTTGGAAAAACAAGACCTAAGACTTGACGGTGATATTAAGAAAATAGAAGAACATATGAAATCACAAGACAATTCCATAACAGAAATTAAAACAGATGTTAAAGAAATTCTTAAACATATGTTGAAAAATAAGAATTAAGGAGATGTCGGTAATGAAATATAAATTAGGTAAAAATACAACTGAAAATCTCGAATCTATTCTGATTACTGGTAAAAAATCATCCAGAATATTAGTACAGGCTGTAAAAGATTTTATCAACGATACCCCTATGGATTTTTGTGTCATAGAGAATGGTGGGTATAGATCGGCAGAAATGCAGAATGAATTATTTTTAAAAGGGAATTCTAAATGTGACGGGTATGACAAAAAATCATATCATCAGACAGGATTGGCCGTTGACTTAGTCCCATGGATAAATAAGAAGAGATCGTGGAACCGTGAAAACTGCTTATATCTTGCAGGTGCATTTATGGCATATTGCAATAGAATGAATATTCCAATTACTGGCGGTGCAGATTGGAATGGAGACGGAAATCTTAAAGATGGTTGGGATCCTTGTCATTTTCAGATCAAGGATATTTGATGAAAATTAACAGCATGAAATTGACTATTATAATAGGTCTTCTCTTATTCCTTGCCGGGACAATGACAGGTTTATTTTTTCAGTCTATCCCAGACGGGAACGGGGATGTCATATATATGTTTGTCGGTATCTTATTGGGTATTCTAAGTCATGCAATATCAGGAATGTTTAAAAAGGAAGGATGATATGAGTAAACTATTAGAAGATAAAGACGGGAATCCATCAAGTAAAAGAGTCGCTGGATTTATTGTATCAGGAATAGGACTTGTAGCTTTGTTGGCTCTAGGCGTGACTGCCATGTTTGTAGTGATAAAAGATCCTGAAACAGCTAAAGATTGCTTTAAAACCATATTGATAGTCGGTGGTGGACTTCTCGGAGTTGGTGTATTCGAATTTTTAGGTAAAAAATCATGATCCAAGCCCTAATAATTTCTATCATTCTTGGAATTGTCACCAACGGAATACAGGTAGCTATCAACTATTTTAAAAAGAAAAAAATAGAAACTCTCGAAGAAGATCTTAAAGCAGAACAGATCGCACTAGCTAACGAGATCCGCAGATCCCAGGAAAAACGACAGCAGGTTGAATCTATGTTACAATTTCAATCTGAAGATAATGAGATTGTCAAAAAAATGAATGATTCAGTTGATATCTTAGAAAAAGCAAGGGGAAAACAGAGTGTTAAAAAAGAACTTAAAAAGATTTCTACTCGTGTCCGTGATATTTATCAGTCTAATTAGTATAGTTAGTTGTGTTTCAGATCCGGTTATTATTTATGTAGATCCAGAACCGCCGACAATATCACCAATGCCGGAGCCGTCTCAATTAGAAGATGTGGACCCGATCACAGTCAATGAATATTTATTGATGATTGATGTTTTCAGGTTAAAAGCCTGGGGACAATATTTCAGGAAAACGGTTAAGTTAATCACTCCAGAAGAATATCAGATTTATATTGATCAGTATAGAAAAGCTGTTGATGATATTAATGAAGCGATCGAGAAACTTAAGTTGTTGGATTAAAAACCCGCCTCCCTGTCACCAGTAAGATGGCGCGCATTACAAGGATGCAGGTGGGGAGGCTTTTAAATGTTCTCTAGTATTCGCACACACATTGCTGCAGTTTGATACAATTCAAGTTTAAGATCTTCTATATCACCATTTTCATAATGAAGCTGTAAAGCAGCCCTGACAGCTTCGCCGGATTCTTCAGCCATTATAGCAACCATATGAATAATATCTTCAGGGAAATTAGGATGCTTATTTTTAGCTTTTATAAGCGCTATGTTTATATTTCTATCTATTGTTCTTTTGTTCATCACATCATCCTCTTTATCATATAATCATGCTGCGCCTTTGACTGTTTCCCACTACCGGTATAATCTTTACCTTGACAGATACAAGTCCCATCAGAATCCCGTTTGTTATATGTACAGCTTCTCATGTCGCATTTCCCGGTCTTTTTGATATAGTGTAGGCAGGTCATACAATCCACTCAGCAGGATCAGAATACAACCGATTAGTTATTATCATCCTGTTCACCCTTCCTTCTCCCATATTAAAGCTATACCCTCCCAACATTTCATAAGCTGATTGAGTCAATTTTTTATTCTCTTCAAACTGTTCGACTTGTAACTTAATATCCTCCATCTCCCCCTCAAGAGACTCCCTGATAAAATCATGGACCGGAGCTTCTCCAATTCTCCCGATAATATCCCCTATCTTATCCGATTCTTTCTGCAGCCCTGAAATAGCCCTGTCAATCTGAATCATATCTTCTATCCGGGAATTTTCAAGAGAAGAGGAGATGTCAACCGGATTAGATTTCATTATGTCTTTAAAAATAGTCATAGCTATGGAAAGAATTTGATCTTTACCTGTCCCGTATTTATCATATTCAGCTCTCAATAGGGGATCTATAAGAGTTTCATATGCTTTAAGGATTGTGTGGAATTCCTCCGGATCACCACCCGAATCAGGGTGATGAGTTTTCGAGAGATCCCTGAAAGCTTTTTTAATCTCTTCGGGAATAGCATCAGAGGTTATCCCGAGAATGTCGTAGAAGGTTAGTTTCATGATTTCTCCGGTGGTGGTGGTAGTGGCATCCAGCTTTCAACTGTCCCATCTTGAAAATTAGAACGAAATTTTAAACCATTCCAACATGAAACATTTTCATCTATTTCATAAATACCATTACCATTCCAATGGCAATCTCTTGAAAAATCAGGATTGTTTGTAATCGGCTTGTTATTTCTGCAGCCTAAATATATTGAGCCTTTTTTTCTTTTTATCCAAACCAATGTTTCAGGCTCTGGTAATCTATCTTCAACGCTTATCCATTCCACATCAAGCCTCCCCATCATGCACGACTTTAAGACCACAAGCGACAGCGACAGAACACTCGACCATAGAGCCGTTTGATTTATGCCATTCTTTTAAAAGATAGATGTGAGTACAATCAAGAAGAGCTTTTATGTCAGCTTTCATGAATACTGCATACTGATGTTTAGCGGATATATTTTTCGGGAAATCGATTTTTTCTCCCATAGTCACAGGATTGACAACTTCATATCCTTTTTTAATCAATAGCTTTTCAGCTTTCGCAAAATGCTTTTTATAGTTTCTGACTCCGGTTATGCCGCCGGATAAATAAATCTTCTTATTCATAATTTTTTCTCCTGCTCATAGATGTATTTAAGGGCTGATTCTTTGGCTTGGTCTGGTTTATCTTTGAAGATGTATTGCTGTATTCCTTCTTGGTATCGTTTTGATTCAACGGTTATTTCATTCCAGTCGTGAATAATAAAATGATTACCAGTTCTATTAACACTTTCTATAGCTCGCTGGAGGAGATGAGGAGAATAATCTTTCTTCCATAGATCATTATCAAAATCAATCAAGTCAATCTCCATTCCAGCAGGAGTCCTTATATAACAATCATCAATAAAGTCACCCTGTTCAAATTTAAAACCTTCAGTCTTCTCACACATCCACTTAATAAAATCTATATCTACCATATCTTCACACCTCTCAATCTATACGCTATCCCTTTCAAAACAGGATGCTTTTTCTTTTCAGCCCAGCCTTTAAGACGGGTGAACAGTTTCCATGTGATTGATTTTTTCATGATTCACCTTCTTCCAAAAATTCTCTCCAACATCTTTTACAGGCTGTTTCGGTTGGTTCTTTCCCATAATCATTTATTGCATTAAAACAACCTTCAGCTTTTTTTTTATTCTTTTCAGACGGTACACATTCATTCTGACCTATTCTTTTGTAAATAAAATTAAATACTGAATCTATCATGGCAACCCCACCCGATCCAATTCTCTGAATAATAAGTACTGAACATAATCGGGAGGAATTCTTCTCCCTGCTTCCCATGCCCATAGATTCTCTTTAGAAATTCCGGTGTATTCGGAGATAGGGACAATATCTTTCCACCCCCGAGTTTTCCGGTATTCAATTAGTTTTTCTGCGAAGGTCATGATTTTACACCACATAAAGGACAGTAGCTCATAGTCACATTCATTATACTGTTTGTCATTTTTTTATATGGAGATCCAT